GTATGAGGCGTGGCGGCGGGGGGATGAGCGATGTGAGCGTGGCGATATGTGACGATGCGCGATTGATGCTTGCGTATGAGAACGGAGGGACGTAGAGTGAGGTGGAGAGAGGGAGAGAGATGATGGCAACCACGAACCACAGCGAGCTTCATTTAGCACTTCGAAATCTCGGTTGGCACGAAGACCGCCGCGTGAGCGGAACGGTTTTCTTCTATTCGCCCGCGGACGTGGTCGAGCGCATGATCCAGACCGTACCGTCGCAGTCCGATGTCGCGCTGTGTCAGGAGCGGGGTGGCGGACGCTCAGTGACCTCGCTCGAAGAAGCTCTAGCGTGGGCGACCGCGCACGAGCGCGCAGCGGGGCGGTGAGTGACGCTGGGCTCCCGCGGGAGCTGGACAGAGAGCGGCAACAACGGAGGACGAAGATGATGACGCACGAAACTGACGAATCTTTTGCGGAGCGAGTTAAGGCAGCAACAGGAATGGATCTGAGCGCTATCGATGAAAGCGCTTGCGGGCGGGATGCGCTGTTTCCCATCTTGTGCGCTCGCAGTACGCCTGTCCACCACGAGTATGTGGTGGACCTACGAGAGGCAATCCACCCCTACGGGGGTGACGTGCAGTACATGCACGTGGTGGTCCCTCGCGCCTGAATGAGTACTCACAGCACGCATCCCGCCCCGGTCCGCCCCGAGCCCCGGGGCTCGGGGCGTTAGGAGGCACGAGATGACTAGGACCGATAGAATCATCAGTCACGTGGAGAAATCCAGGCACGCGGCGGACGCAGCGTGGAGCGCCCTGGATGCGACTCCCCGGCCGCTGACCGATCTAGCGCGCCGCGGACACGATCGAGCGATGGCTCGCCTGGACACGTGGCTGAGATTGCTCAGCCGCGAGAACGGCTACGGACCGGAGAGGTCTTGGCCATGATCGTCAGAAACGCAGCCAGTCCTGAGGGTATAGAGCCGCAGTTCTGGTACAGGACTTACGATGCCATCGGGTGGGAGCCGACGTCCACCGATTGTCGCGAGTTCCCGCCTCGCCTCGCCGCATTCGTAGAGTCGTCAGACGACGGAGTCGACGATCCCGACTCGGGGTGGCGAGAATGGGAGACTCCCGCGAACGCAGAATTCACGGTCACCCTCCCCGGAGGAGAAACGTCCGTCATTCTGCGGATGTAGCAGGTCCGCTAATGCCCTATCGATTCACTCGTCGCAGGGCGCTCGTAGCCCTACGCGATCGGAGCCACAGACTCCCGGACGATTACGCGCTGACCCGATCGGAGAAGCGAGCTGTCGTGAGCATCCTAGCCGCCGGGTACGAGTTCGTGCAAATGATGCAGCGGCGATCTGATTGTGCTACGTTGGCGCATCATGACGATGAGAAAGAATGACCGGAAGATGAAGAAGAATGCGAAAACGAAACGGTGCGCGATCGTGGCCGACGTGCCCCCGGAGATGCTCGATGTCGTGCGCAAGGCAGCAGTTACTGATGATCGCACGGTCGCGAGCTGGGTGCGGCGAGCTATCGCGAGAGAGCTCGAGTCTCACGGAGTGGGCGGCGAGCAGAAATGAGCCGTCGTCGCTCGTCGGCACCAGAGTCGGCACCGCTCTTCGCGAAGGCGAATGCGGCCGCTATCGCAACCGAGTCGCTCGTCGAATCCGCGAAGCGATGGGACGCACCGGTGACGAAAGTGGCGACATCGAAGGAGCCAGCATCGAAATATCACTGCTCGAAGTGCGGTTCCGAATTGGAGGCTATTGCTCCCTCGATCGAGCCGCCGTGGCCGTACGAGGGAATCGAATTGGCATGCCCGAAGTGTGAGGGTCCGCTCGAGTTGGTTGACGTAGTGAGGGGTTGGTACCGGAGGGCATCGTGAGCGTCCTTCTCGTTGACCTCTCCTCCGTTCTTGTCCCTCACTACCACGCTCACGGCAAGCGCATCGGCGGCAACGACACGTGCGACTCGACCGTGTTCGCGATCAATTCGCTCGCGGCGGAGTACGGCCACGATGGCGTAGCAATCTGCTGCGATGCGCCGGGAGTGCCCACGTGGCGCAAAGAGCTGTGTCCGTCGTACAAGGCGGACCGGCCCCCATGGGAGGACCTGCTCATCGATCAATACGTCAAGGCCCGTGGCGCACTGGAGCACGGCGCCGGGTATGCAGTGTTCGTTGTGCCTGGGTTCGAAGGTGAGGACCTCGTTGCTTCCGTGATAGCAAAGCTGTGGAACTCACCGAATCTGCGATTCGTCGTCGCTTCGTCGGATAAGGATGTGGTGCAAATGATCTGCCCGCGCGTGACCGTATGGTCACCCGGGAAGAAACGCTTGCTCGATGCCGCCGCCGCACTCGAGATATACGGTGTTCGTCCGAATCAGATCCGCGACTACCTATGCATGACTGGCGATGCGAGCGATGGCATTGCGGGCATCAAGGGTATCGGTGAGGTGACAGCGAAGAAGCTGCTCGCGAAGCACGGTACGCTCGAAGAGATCTTGCGCGTAGCCGGCGGGCCAGCGGCGGCCGAGCTCGGAATCCCGCAGTCGAAAGTGGCCGCACTGCTCGCCGGTTCGGAGGCTGCTGACATAGCGCATCGACTCGTGACACTACGCAAGGACGCGCCAGTGGATGTGTCGAAAGTGAGAAGGGTAACGCGATGAAATTCAGCGGCAAAGTGGTTGGACCCGATCTGGTACAGATTGAGCTTCAGTTTGGGCGTCAAAAGATCGTGATGCGACTGGCCGCTGACGAGGTGGCGTTGATGGGTGACTGCTTGATGAAGGTGGCGGAGGCGGCAGCGAAGGAGGCGGAGGACAACGTCTCGACGAATGCGGTCTTAAGGGTGATGTCGTGAACACCAAGATTCGCACCCCCTTTGGTGAATGGTCCGTCCCACGCGGGTTCGGTCGAGAGTACAGGCGTGTAGCGCGAGACCATGCCCACGTTCTCGCCAAGGGCAGCCCGGGAGAAGTCATCCGCCGGATTCAGGACATCCTAAGCCTGATCGGTTACGCGCCAACCGTTGCCGCTGTTGCGGACTGGGATGCGCGCAAACGAGTAGAGGCGTTCGTGTATGCGTCGAATGTGCACGCCCGAGCGAGCGACAATTTCATCCCGCGGCATCCACCGCTCTCATGGCTACCAGAGCCGTGGGACGGAGGATACGACAACTTCGGTGCGTTGCCGACTCCTATTGGGGGTTCCGCGTGAGCACCTCCGTCGGCTACAGCATGACCGATCCGTGTGCGCAATGCGGCGCCTCAGGCCCCGACCGATGGGTCGAGATCCGGCACACAGACAACGGCGATGAGATTGGGGAGTGCATGCAATGCCGGGGGCTGACGGGCGAACGCACGGAGGCGCGGGCAGCGCCAAAGCCTGTGCAAGGAAGATTGTTCGAATGACCGTCGCCGCCGTCCACCCCTACTCCGTAGGCTATTGCGGAGTCGTGATCGCGTCCGGAGATGCGCCGCCGTTCCAGGTCGTTGCCACCGAATCGCTGCCGGTGGGTCACCTCACGACCGACGGTCCGATTGCGCGCGGCAAGAATGCTCGTCGCGAATGCAGTGACGGAGAGGCGGCGGCGCTTGCGCAGACCGTCATGCGGCAATGCGTGAGCGCTGGTGTGACCCGCATCTTCGTTGAGGCTGGCGCATCGGTGGTGGGCGGCTCCGTGTCGCGTTGGGTGCAATCGCTCGCAGCAAGCAACGGAATCAGATGCGACGTAATGCCAGCCAGTCCCACTGGCCCTCGCCGCCGCCTGAACATGCATGGGCTGTTCATCGGCTGGCCAGCGCAAAGCTACACGTCGATCGAGGGCGCTGCCGAGCTGCTCGTAGCAGGGATGAGCGGAGAGGTGCCATCGATCGAGGGAGCTCTCGACCTTCCGTCACTCGACGGAATGAATGCAGATCAGGACGCGGCGGCAACCACTTTCTTTCCGGAGGCTCCTAGCGCTGCGCCTCAAGCACAAGAGGTGCCCGCGGAGCCTCCCACCACCATCCAGTTCACAGGCCCGTGCCGCGCGGGAATCGACCCCGGATCGCGATGGGTTGCCATAGCGATCGCGGACGCAACCGGCACCGTCGTTGCGTGGCGCTCGTTTGAGGTGGGACACGATCGGCCGCTAGTGAAACCGAAGACGATCAAGCGGAAGGATGGGACCACATACCAGCGCGCAGTCGAACATGTCATCACGTCTGATGACATCGACGATCTCATCGCGAAGATCGATGAGCTACTGCGAGCATTCGGAGTCAATCGAGCGGTTGTTGAATGGATCGAGCACGCTCGAGTCCCGGTCAACAATCCAGCGGTAGCCATTGCTCGCGCCACCGAGATCGCTCGTGCGCAATGGGTCGGTGGCGAGATCTGCAGATGGTGCAAGGCGCTGGCGCTAGTCGACACCGTCATCGACGTGGAAACGGTCGTCTACAAGCAATGGGCTGGTCCCATCTCGCGGGCCTCGACGACGAAGGACATTCGAGACAAGATTCGGCCCGCCGTGCTTCAGGCGTGCCCGCAGATGACAGCAGCTGATGAGCATGAGCTCGACGCCGCCGGTATCGTCCTGTGGGACATGATGCCAGCAAAGACCGAACCTGCAGTGACGGAGCGGAGGCACGTCCGCGCGCCAGAAGGAAGCTACGACAGGGCCGCGGCGAAACGGGAATCGATGCGAGCGCTAGCGGAGCGCAACCGAGCAAGGAAGCTAGCTGACCGAGCGGCGCGGGGATGCTCGTGTGGACTGAATTCGAATCATCGGAAGACGTGCCCACTGTATGTTCCGCGCAAATACAAGGCGCAGATGGGGCTACCGTTTGGTAGCAATGAGGAGTGACGATGTACTGGTATCGCGTAGAACTCAATTCGAGCGGCAACTGTATCACGTGCACGCAACTCGAGCAGTGCGGCGCTCCTGAAGATCCGAATATTTTCTACGTGTGGGCGCCCGACGAGCAGCGAGCGAAAAATACGGCCTACGAGGCATACATAGCGAATCATCGCAGGCTCTCCAACGAACGGCGTGTCCGCCTGAAGGCTGAGAGGAAGTGCACTCAATGCGGAACGGATATGCCGAAAGGGGACGACAGGGTAAGGTGCGGCACCTGCCGCGAGCGCGAGTACGATAACAAGCAGCGGATTGCAGACAGGAAAGCCGGCAAGGAAGTGGTTGCACCATCGAAGCGCATCGCATTCGCTGAAACGAAAGCGCTCCGGGAGCGAAAGCAGCGCGGAGAGGTGCTGATCGAAGTGCGAAAAGCATGGCGCAGAGCGCAGACCGACGAGCAGTTCTCGGCTTGGCTCGATGCGCGAATCAAGGAATGTGAGGCATCTCAATGAGCGGACGATGGGGCTATATTGAAATTATGGGACATCGAAGCCACTTCGGTCTCGTGTCGGAGATTGATCGGTTCGGAACCAAGATGGCTCTCGTGCAGGTGCCTGACGTGAGCAACAATCCGTCGTCGTTCGTCGCTGAATTCGAATACGGCGGCTCGGCCGTCTTCTCGTTCACTGTGATGACGGAGGAAGCTGTCAAGACCAGGCTTAGGGCAGAGGCCGAAGCAGAGCGCAAGCGCAAGGAACGGGAGGCTGAGTGGAATAAGCAATTCGAGATTCCGCAGCTGACCGACGGAGATGACGACGAAGACGAAAAGGATCTCTCTGACACATTTTGAGGAGCATCATGAAAACACCTGAAGAATGGGCTGGCGATATCGCTGAGGCACGATCTGACTTCCCCTTCGTCACTTTGCGACAGCTGCTCACTGAGCATGTCCGACAGATTCAGAAGGAGGCTTTCGAGGCTGGAGAGAACAGCGCGCTGAAGGCGTCAACGAGATCTCTCCGGTCTCAGCTGGTCGAGTTTCACGCAGCTTTTGACCACACCGTGAATACGGTGCCAACGATCCCTAGCGATGAGGACGTGCGGTTGCGAGCTCGACTGATCATCGAGGAAGCCTTCGAGGCTCTTGAGTCGATGTTCGACGAAGCTGACGGTCGAACTGAATTCGATAGACATAAGCGGGAGGTGCTAAAGGAATGCTCGTTTGGCCGAGTCAACGTCGACATGTCTGATCTGGCCGACGCGCTAGGAGATATCGACTACGTCGTTGAGGGCACTCGTCTCACGTTCGGAATTGACGGCACTCCGATCGCCGTCGAGATCCATCGGTCCAACATGGCCAAGGTGGGCGGCGTCAAGGACAAGCATGGCAAGCTCCAGAAGCCCGCTGACTGGACACCTCCGGATATCGAGGGCGAACTCCGCAAGCAGGGGTGGAAGGAGTAGCCCGTGTCCGATTCCACCAAGCGAATGATCGACGCTAGGCGCCGGAAGATCGACGCGCCCCCGATTACGCCGTCGACCATCATCGTCAACGCTCAGCCAGCAAAGCGCGCATCGATACGCAACTTCATGTCGGAAGGACCCACCGAAGATGAGGGCGAAGACCAGTCCGAGCGATGGGGAAACATCCTGCTTCAAGCCCAGGCATTTCACTCCAACCCACACATGGGCAACTTGCTGTGGGTTGATTCACGGTGCGTCGCCGCCGGCATGCACCCCATGGATGAAGTCTGGAAGCGACACTTCTGCGACTTCTACGAAAGCGGCAAGCGAATCGACGCCGGTCGCTTCGGTTTGCGAGCCGCGAAGTCCGACTCGTGCATCAGGGCTACCGTCGCAGAAGTCCTGATGACGCAGCGGCAGCTTGAGCCTGGTCAGGCCGGCGTGTGCCCGATCATCTCTGCGAACATGTCCGAGGCGTCTGACCGGTTCGACACGGCCGTCAAGGTTCTGGCCGCATGCGGCCTCCGTGAGGCCAAGCGCAATCTGAAAGACAAGTTCGGATTCCAGCAAGCGGGCGGCGGCACTCAGGGTCACACGATCTTCACGTTCGACTCGCAAGGGCACCCCGTCGAGATGCGGATCTATTCGTGCTCGGTTGCTGGCGTCATTGGCTACACTGGCATCGCCGGCTTCTTCGACGAGCTTGATAAGTGGGGGAAGGACCTCGGGGCGAACCCGGCCGAGCGAGTGATGGATCTCGCCTTGCAGCGATACACTACGCAACCCACTGCGCGAGTGCACGCAATGAGCGCTTCGTACTTCGAGAAGTCGTATCACCGCCGAATGATCGATGAGGGCGACACTCCGTTGCAGCGTGTCGCAAGGCTAGGTCTGCTCGGGGCGCGCCGCGACGAGGAGTCGCGGAAGCGGCTGTACGAAGAGATCAAAGACGACCCCGCACAGAAGGGCAATCCGGATCTGGAGCTGCTACTCGAGCCCGCGGACCCAATGTCTGTTGACATTCCGTGCTGGGTCACGAATCCGGTCGCTCCCATCGAAGAGTGCTACAAGAGCAACAAGGGCCGAATTCGGCAGATGCTGGCACTGAGCGGAGGCCGGGCTGCATACAACGTCGGCGTGGCCGGGGTAGTCAATTTCGACGGTCTGGCCGAAGCGAACCTACGCTTGCAGTCGAGCGACCGAGGTCGCGAGCGCACAATCGACGGCGCAGAGCACCGGTACATGGGCGACGTCGGGAGATGCTACGATGGGCCATCGCATGACCCGAGGTCGTTTTCGCACGGGAGAGGGAGAGGAGTGTTGTAGCTTCAAATGCTGATTCATCTGCTCAAACTACTTTGGTTGCGCATTCAATACCTCCTGCATCCAAACGCCTTTCACAGATGCTCCGTGTGCGGTCAGTCTGACCGACACAGCGACACGTGCCTCGCTTGCACCTGCACCCTGTGCGCTTGGCGGTATGAATGCCCATCGGCGTGGGACATGTACAATAGCGACGGTGATTGCTTGGATTTGAAGTAATGCGCAAACTCAAAACCCTTCCCCCAATGCACTGCGATCCGGGCTGCGGAGACTGTTGCGGCCCGGCGCCGTGCACGGAATCTGAGTATCAGCAGATCGTTCGTTACATCGATCGCAACGGCATCATCCCAATCAACGGCGGGCTCACGTGTCCGCTGCACATCAATGGTCAATGTGCTGTCTACGACGTGCGCCCGCTCACGTGCAGATTGTTCGGCCACACCGAGCGGATGCCATGTCCGCGAGGGCACTCGGTCTTCGTCGACGAGCGCCAGATCGAGCGGATGTGGCGAGCGCACGGGAAAGCGACGAGGTTGCCACACGAGCTCATTCCGGGATTGATCGAGTGCCTGCCAGAGCTATTCGAGCGCGAGCGCGAGGCTATCACGCCATCGTTCCGCGAGCTGCTCGCGAATAGAGGGGTCAATGTGTGACGCAACGAATTGGATCTCGATGTAGGTGCAGTAGTGAAAGCTCGCACGAAAGTTGATTCGATGTCTCGCGCTCGCTGGAGTTATTACGTCGAATGACGTATAGTATAGATGAGGCAACGATGACAACGAAACGCAACAATCTGGTAGCGCTGAAAAGGTCCACGCTTGCGATGGTGGGTGCCAACGCGAATCTGCGCTTGCATCTGTCCGACAGCAAGCATCTCTCCGCCGAAGCTCTCAACCGTCTCGCTCGAGACGTTATGAGGCCGCTGTGAGACGAATCGTGGGTTACGGGCCAGCGGTCAGCGAAGCGGAGCGGCAACTGGGCCCGTCGGGCTCATGTGTGCACAAGGCGACCCACATCGGCGTGCCACTGCCGCAACGATTGCCGCAGGTCGAACTCGTCACCGTCCTATACATGGGCGGCAAGTACCAGCTGTCGCACATCAAGATCGATGGCCGCGTCACCGGCTCCGTCAATACCAGTGGGTGGACTGGGGAGCGTGTGGACCGACTCGAGCGGATGGTCAAGCGCATCTACGCAACGGGGGCGCTCTGATGACCCTGAACGAAATGACCGCGCTGGCGATCTGTGAGGTCCGGGCCAACCTTGTGGCTCGGTATCTGGCGGCAAAGGACATCATCGCCGCGCAGCGAGAGCGGATCAGCCTGCTGGAGTCGCTGCTGGAGAAAGCGGCCGTGGAGGTGGAGGTAGACCATGAAGTTCGTTGAAGCGTTGACAGCTATGTGTGCGGATTCTCGCCGTCGGTTCTGGTGCCGCGTTCAAGGTGAAGTGTATTCAGGCGGAACCAAAACGCGCGACATTAGCGTCTTGTGCAGCGTCGTAGGATCCGCGCTGGTAGCTCATTCGGACCCATCTAGCCGCGACCATTACACCTCCTACCTGTCGGTCACCGACGCTCTCCGAGGGGACTGGGAGGAGTTCGTGGAGACGCACGGCTTCGAGTGGGCGAGGGAGCAGCTCAAAGCGGGACGACTAGTCGCCCGGCGGGCGACCGCAAACGTAAAGGCCTACGACGCCGCATCTCGCCTATCGCTAGAGGATATTGACGCTACCGATTGGATGCTGGCGTAAGGACGGGACGGTCATGATTCGAGGATACTGCAAAACCAACCTGGATGAATACAAGCACGAGGACTGGCCGACGGCGTTCGTGTCTCTGCCGCGAAAAGGGGATTGGGTGCAAGCCAAAAGCGGTAAGGTCCTTTGCGTGTGCCAGGTGACGCACTGCCAAGCATACTCGTCAGACACTATGCCCAGATTCGACAGGCGCCCCATCCAAGTAGGGGATCCGTTCATTATCGTGGAACTAACGGGATGGGGCCAATGATCGCTCACCACCATCCCGACGGCCAGGTCCTATCCTGCCCGTGCGGCGCGAGGCTGTTCGATCCGAAGCCTTATGCCCCTGATGTCACCGACGGATTCGTGCCGCGCGAGCGGACACAGAGATGCATGACGGGGGCTGCCGCACAAGCGGGTAAGCCGAATCGGATTCGGTCAGCCCCTCCAAACCAACAGCAACAGAAACGAGGTACCAGATGCAATTATCAATAGTGCCGTACTACGCGGCGATGGCTACATGCGCATTCCTCCTGCTCGTATCATTCACGGGTGTCGCGTGGTGCATTGCGCAGATCTGGCGCCGCACTCGCCTCACCCCCCAACAATGGGAGAAGCGCATGTCGGAGATCGCGATGCGCAGCAGCAGGGTTCAGTTCGACGTGAGTATGCTGCGATCGGGCCTGGTCCGAGGCCCGTACGAGCGTCCGTATCAGGCCTGGAAAAGATGGCAGTATGTCATCGATAGACGAAGCGAACTCCGCTTCGCTGCCGCCCGCATCTTCTGCAAGCTGACCGGATGGTCTGCAAACACTGGAGTACGCATCGTTGTGGACAGGTTCTGGACAGTACACATCTACTCTCCGTTCGTGCTATTACACATCAGGGAATGGGAGAAGGTCATATCTGCCGCGCTGGACGGGGCGCACGTTCGCATTCATAACCAGCCTGCCCTCCTGCCGGTGTGTTCTGAAGACGACTGCGATCGACGGGTATCCTATTCCCTATGATCGGCTCATTGTTTGAGAGGAGACAGCAAAATGAGACATCCCGACATGATCGACGAAGTTGCCATCGAGACGGGCCGGCCCAGGGGTAGCGTCCTGGGCCCTGTGCTCGGAATCACAGATGATGCCGCGTGTGTCCGAGAACAGCCGAAGGAGTCGGTCTCGACCACGAAGGTCACTATCATCGAGCATGTCCGCCAAGAACGCAACGCTTACGGAGACACGCTCGTGAGTACCGTCGATGCTCACAACATCTACACGAGAACGCTCGATCTGTTTCCGGATGTTGGGAACCAAGTAGGAACCTTCGAGATCACTGCCACTTTCACGCCGGAGCCACCGAAATGAGAATCACGAACCGAGGCCACAAGCCGACTCCACACAATCGTGGCACACCAGTCCCGATGCCTCCGAAGGCGGAGAGCATCGCAAAGTACGAGCGACTGTGCGGCGTCATGCCGTACAAGATCGAACTGGACGGAGTTCTGCTTGGCAGAGCTCGAACCGAACGAGCTGCGCTCGTCGCCGTGTTTGCGATGGGACTTCCTAGGGAGTGTGTCATTCAGTGACGCTGCTGGAGATTGATTGACGCAATAACCGCATCATGAGGAACCATGAATCTCGCAATGGCAACCATTGTCGCGTCGTTGACACTGTCGCAGGCTGATCTGTCCGTCATGAATTCAGCGATCGAAACCACGTGTCCGCCGCTCAAGGAAGAGGCTGTCGTCATCCGGATGATCCAGCTGGAGCGATCGAACCCAGCTGGAGTCATCGACCTTCGCAGGCTTCATGAGCTTGGAGAGGATCTGGTCGCAGTTCGTTCAGAACTGAGCGAAGCTCGGCACGCGCAAGCGAAGGGGCTTGCGCTATTCCGGCGATGGTCGGGAAAGCAGCTGGACGCCGGATTCTGCTTTGCTTGGGGTAATCGTGAGCAGGCGTCCGGAGACGATTGAGCGATTCCGGCACATCGTTCGACGCATGTGGCGAGAGGCGTCGAAGCGATACCGGGCCGCGCATCCTCAGCGGGTTCACGCGGCCGCAAAGCGGTATCGTGCAGCGAATCCGGAAAAGGAACGGGCTAGAAAGAGGCGGAGGCGTGATGCCTCTTGACCCCACCGTAATTCCGTCGGACACTGTCCGGCATGGCGAATGCTGCATCGGACGATAGGCAGGCGAAACTTCTCGGACTCATGGCGGACGGAGTGTCTCTTCGTGCCGCTGCTGCTGCCGTAGGGATTCCGAAGTCGACTGCTTCGGACATGGTCCGCTCATCTCGCAGCGGACCGTCCGGAATAGCATCCAATCAGGGCACACCGGGAGTCCCGTTCTCCGGAGCAATCGAGCCGCCCGCATCTGTTCCGCCGCTGGACTGGAACAACGATCAGACTGCTCCACCACCCGATCCCCTCGTGTTCCGAGAGGGATACCACGATCGGTCGTTCCGTCAGTACATGGCCCCGCTCGCGTTCGATGGGTGGGACCTTGACCGGGTACGCAACGCCATTTCGATGCACTGTCAGGGCATCTTCCTCGAGAGCTCGCAGCTGGCAATCGCGGTCTCACGATTCGGCCCGGTGACTGCCGCACTCAAGCAGCGTGTGGCGCCAGCCCTCGGGCGCCCTCGACAGGTGCACGCTGGAACCAGGGGCCTATCCAAGGTGCTAGGCCGCGAGATAGAGCGACAGCTGGCCCCTCGTCTTGGACTGCGTCCGTCTCCCTACTTCCCTCCGATTCTTTGGGGCTCGATCGGAATCGATCTGGCGATGATGGGATTCTCCGTGCTTCAGCATGCGTACGGAGCACCCAATCCGGACACCGGAATTCGCATGGTCTACACGCGCCGATGGCCGACGTGGGCAGTGCAGTATTGGCGCCCTCGTCGTACGTTCATTGCAATGACGACGGAGGGGCCAGTTGACATCATCTCCGGCGATGGCAAATTCACGCTCGTCGCCGATAGTGAAGAGCCGCATCTCGAGGCCGCTATCATCCCCCTCGGAGAAGAGGCACTCGACGGGAAGTCCACCCAACGGGCGCGCGCGTCGTATGTAGACAAGTACGGCAATCCGAAGTGGGTTGGCATCATGCCTCAGGGGGTTGCGGTCCGCTCCAAGGAAGGCGATGCGTTCTTCGATGCGCTGGCCACGATTCGTGGCCCCGACGGGTACGGAGCGATTCCTTTCGGTTCCCAGCTGGACATCAGGGGGCTGACGAGCGGCCAGTCGGACACGTTCAAGGATGCGCTTGAGTCCAACTGGCAATACGTGGCGGCCATCCTGCTCGGCTCCGATGGGACAATGACCCGAGGTACCGGAGTCTACAGCGCACCGATCTTCGCTGGAGTGAGACGCGATCTCGTCGAGAGGGACCTCAAGGCAGAGATTCGAGCAGTGAACTGCGGGCACGTAGCTCCGTGGCTCGCGTTCAACTACGCATCCTCGATCGCTGAGGCAAGAGGGTGGATAGATCCTGTGTTCGATATTCCCTTGCCTGATCCAGATGCGGACGCACGCATCGAATCAATCGGCAAGAGGACGAAGATGTTCATTGAGATCCAGAAGGCGAAGGCTGATGCTGGATTCGAGGTCTCCCAGGACAGCGTTGACGAAGATGCTGCGACGTTCGAGATTGAAGCACCGAAGCTTGCCGTGTCGGAGAATAAGAGAGTTCCCATCGACGTTCCGCCCACCGAGAGAGCGAAGGTCGTCAAGGTCAGGGAGCTGCGCAGCAACATGGGTCTGGAGCCGCTCGGGACCGATCGGGACGATGCGCTTTTGGCTGATCTGGACAAGACGCAACCGGAGGGTGAACAAGGCTCTGAAGCGTCGGGTGACGAACCGGTGGCAACGGAGGCCACGGAAGGCGAGCAGGAATCGTCAAGCGAGGCCACGGATCATGGGGGCACATCAACCGGCGGCAAGCAAGGTAAAGCGCTAGCTGGTGAGTTTCAGTGGATGGTCACATTCGCCCGCGATGATTGGCAGGCGGATATCATCGACGCGATCACCGATCGAACCAAGATGACGTGCCCGCATTGCGCTGGAGTGATTCGGGACGAGTCCGACGTGATGCGTGGGTGGTATTGCATCCACTGCGGAGGCAAGTGGGAAGAATCGAAGCATCCGCGAAAGGGCGGAAAGTTCGCGAAGAAAGGTGAAGGGGACGGGGGCGCGAAGAGGGAAGCGGAACCGAAGAGGCCGGCAGCGAAGAAAACTGATGCGCAAAAGAAGAAGGAAGCGGCGAAGAAAGCCAAAGAGAAGGAGCGCGAAAAGGCCAAGCGAGCGAAGGCCAAAGAGGCAGAGAAGAAGCGCAAGGCCAAAGAGAAGACGGAGGCAGCGAAGCGGAAGACGGCGAAGAAGCCTGCCAAGAATGCGTCCGCCAAGAAGGCTCCGAAGAAGGCAGCTGCCAAGAAGCCGGCGAAGCGGAAGACGGCGAAGAAGCCTGCCAAGAATGCGGCGCCGAAAAGAAAGGCAGCGAAGAAGCCAACTGCAAAGCCGTCCGATAAGAAGCCCGGGACCGCGGAGCCGAAGAAGAAGTCACCCACGCCTGAGCCTGAGCCTGAGAAGAAACCCGAAAAGAAGAAGCTTGATCCGGACAAGTACAAGGACATTCAGGACGATCCTAAGCCAGAAAAGAAGCCAGCTAAGAGCGGTACGCACCCTCACGATCCGGAGCATTGGGAAGAGCACTACAAGCATCTAGGATATGCAGCGAAGCATGCCGCCTACGGACATGCCATGAATGAGCGCGGACTGGACATGCCGCCCAAGGAAGCCGCCGATCATCTTCGTGGAATGGCCAAGCGCAACAAGATGTTTGAGGAAGCTGTGTGGTATCTGGAGGATCTGCACTCTAGGGGATACAAGTCTATCAGAGAACTGAAGAAAACAGATCCTGAAGCCGGCGCAGCCCTGTCGGCCATTACCGCCCTCGCGGCACACAGCAAAGAGTTGAAAGCATCCGGCGGGACCATGTCAGCCAAAGGTCAGCTCACCGTCAACAAGGAGACGATGGGCAATGAACTGGCAATGGGCATGGTCAAGTCGGCCAGGGACTTCTATCAGACATTCGCCGCATCAGGTAGAACCTTCGGAAAGGTCAGCATTCAACTGGAGCCAGGAAGAGCTAGAGCTGCATACTACCCGAGCAAGAACAAGGTTGCCTACAACGCATCGCCCGGAAGCAACCCCGCTGTGATTGAGCACGAGCTGGGGCACTGTCTGGCCGGAAACAACAAGGACATTTCAGACGCAGCGTCTGAATTCTTTCACGCCAGAACGAAGGGTGAGACGCTTCAACCAATAAAAACCAAGAAGAAGGCCGACGAGTTCTACGGAAAGGAAGAGGTCTGTCTCCCCGACAAGTTCATGAGCAGATACATGGGTCGTGTGTACTCAGACGAAAGTAAGCCAGAAGGAACAGAGATCGTGTCAATGGCGTGCGAGTATCTAGCCAGGGAACCTCACACGTTGTTCACCAAAGATCCGGAGATGTTCCACTTCATTCTTGGGGCACTCAAAGGAGTCAAGTGATGGCTACCTGGAAGATTGGCAAGCTCGTGGTTCGCAGTGGGGGGGAGAGTAGCGACGGGGACACCTCGAGGCGTCTCAAGAAAGGTCTTGAATTCTACAGCTACGGACCAGCTCCCGACGGGAGGTGGCCTGTCGATCCAAAGAACGATTGGACCATTCACCGGTGGGCGACCGAACGCGCAGACAGGGACGGGGTGAAGCTCACCACAGATTACGCCGATGTCGACGAAGACATGCCGAAGCAAGTTCGAAAGTATCTAGACGGACTCAAGTATCAACCAAAAGACAAGGGAATGGTGAACTGATGTGGACGAAACAATTCGTGTCGGGTGACTGCCCGCAACACTTCGAGAATTCCGGATTCGCTGACTGGATTCGTGCAATAGGGTCCGGAACGGTGAGCGTTGTCAACGGAGACAACAGCGCGGCCACGTTCGACGTGACTGGCGGAGAGATCATTACCGGGAAGTTTCGAAGTATAACCGCCGTCACGTGCACCAGAGTTTGGGCGGGAGACGGGATCATCCCACCGGCTCCTGGCCAGAAAGGAGACAGGGGGGCCACTGGTCCAACGGGGGCCACCGGCGCAGGAGCTGGAGTGCCAACCGCTCCGACCGGAGACGGGGAATACGATCTCGTGGTCAGCAGTGGAGTGGCTACCTGGACTAGCGTAACCTAGGCAATCGCTACTGCACTAGACCACGCTTGGCGCGGTACGCGAGACGGCGTTCGATGTGCCTTCGTCGCGATACCGCGCCAATGTGTGTGGCGAATGCGGCCGCTCGCAATCGTTTGGCGCACGAATAGAACGCGATCGCCGTCGACTCCTCGGTGGCGCGAGCGTCAACAAGCTGTGACGACAGGGATTCGATTCTGGTCATTGTGGCATCCTTGCAGATGCGGCCACGGTCCACTTCGACGCGCACCATTGTGGTGCCCAAACTTGTTTGCGGCATGTAGGTGCCTTCTGCTTACGCACTCGAGAAGGGCGGCTCCATCCTTCGGCCTTAGTCGTGCCGACGTGAACCCACCCGGCAGCCTTCAGGCTCGTGCCGGGTTCGGTCTCTAGAATGAAAGTGAATAGCCTGTCAAAACCGAGTTCTTTACATAGCCTCGAGCAGACCCCGTAGAGAAAGGAACAGGCGTCAGGGGTGCCGTCCGTTGCAACGCGAGTGACCTCAGCCGCTCGATATTGCTCCGTCTGGCGAGCAACAGGCCGACCGATCACGGCGCATCCTACCAGGCGCTCGTCAAAAATGACACCAACCCCGTATCGATATCCAACAACCGGGCCGTGGTGGCGGTGCCAAGCGCGAATAAGCGCGTTGCACTCATCGAGTGTCATTGGGCAGGCACGCATACTCGACATGATTTGAATCTCCGTGTTTTGGGGGATGCAACCGAGAATCGGACTCGGAGAGGGCGTGTGACGTCCTATGCCGCCAAAGCTTGCAGCTGTCAGATTGCAACATCTGACACACGATCTATCCCGTGGTGCGGCACCTCCGGGTTGAACGGAGACTGCCCTGGTCACCCAGGCTCGCGGAACCATTCTCTGCACTCCCGATGCCGTCGCGCCGGGCTATGCCTCGATTATCCGTGCCGCTAGGCCCACCCTCAGTGCGTTTCCTCGCTGAGTTCCGGCAAGGGGATGGGCTGTATTCATATCGTTGCTGCCGACTCGATCGGCCCCTTCGGACAATCCACCGACGAGTGTCCGTACTGTCCGCAGCTCATGCACCATTGCTGCTGCCGGATGCTCAGTTCAGTTGAGCACGATGCTTTCAGCCCGCACATCCGGCACGCCGCATACGTAGGACCGCTCTTGTCCAAGCTATTGTAACAGTACGGTCCTTTCGTATCCTTGATCATTCCCCGGCCGCCGCACGGGCTTTCTCGGCTGAGCGATCGGCGATGAACTTGCACAGCATCGCCCGTGCGGCGTCGCTTAGTGTAATGCTCTGCAGGCCGTGCGTGGCAATCATCTCATCGCGATACTCGCGCACGGCATTCATCTTGGCCGCGTCGAGTTTGAACGAGACGCTGTCGCGCTCGGACTCAGGCTTGCGGCGCCTGGTCCTTGGCTTCTCGGGAGCTTCAGTCCCCGGATCTTCGTCGTCACCGTCGTGCGGCAGCTCTTCATCGATCGCGGTCGTGAACTTCTTTTTCGCCATGACTGTCCTCTCTCTGCGCAAACCACGCCTCGAGCGCCTCCGTAACTACGGAGGATATCGATCGCCGCTCAATTGCGTGGACTTCTCTGACTCTGGTCGCTAGGCAGACTGGCACGTAGGCAGTAATCTGCTCGCTGCCGGTAGCCTCCTCTGAGCGACTTTTCATCCTGGGCACGAGGTCATCATAGAAAGCACGCAAGTCAATTCAACCAGAAACGCATACGTCCACATAATGACACGACATGTATTGCCTTGACAACTCACAGATTGTCAGTCCAAAGTGACTGCGTGCTGAAAGGCCGCCCGATCCCGTACCGGCTGACCGAAGCGATCATCGCTGAATGCGCCGGCTCGTCAGTGATCTGCTTGGCCGAAAGTGCGGTTGGGAAGCGATTCCGGCTGCACGCTAACCGGCCAGGGCCAGAGATCAACGAATTGATCGACGCCTCGGAGAGGGGTGTCGGGCTGCCGCAAAGTCCGATTCAACCCTCGGACGATCTATCCGCTGCCCAGGAGACGGGCACTCCTCTCGCTGTCGTTCGCATTCGTGGCGTGATCGAGCAGCGGGCGGAGCGCCACGAGTGCGGATGGTCCGACGGTCACGACGCCGTCGCCGATCGGATCTGCGATGCTCTCGAAAAGGGTAACGTACTCGTATTGTTCGACTCGCCCGGCGGCTCGCATGCCGGACTCGAGTCCGCGGTGGCGCGAGTGCTCGATGCTAAGCGGAAGCACGATCGGTTGATCTACTCCTACGCCGATGAGATGATCGGCAGTGCCGCGTATTGGTGGGCAGCTACCATCTCGAACGAGATCTGGGGCCCTTCGTCGATGATCGTCGGCAGCATTGGTGCTCGATCGGCGCATCAATCGGTGTCGGCCAAGCTTGCGAAGGAGGGTGTTTCGACTACGTACTTCGCGTGGCCGAACGACGGCAAGATTGCGTTCGCTCCAGAGCTGCCTTTATCTAAGCTCGGGAAGCAGCGCGGCGAGCGTGATGTGGCAATGGCCGGAGAGGCGTTCGCTTCAGCAGTGAGCAAAGCTCGCCCGAGGCTCAACCGAAAAGCGATCGTGCAACTCAGCGCCGATGCGCTACCTGGTCAATTGGCAGTCAAGGCCGGCCTCGTTGATGGCGTTGGCTCGCTGGAAGAGATGATTGAATACGCTCTGGAGGAAGGGCGACGGAGAGACGCGACGATGAAGATCAAGAAGAAGGGCCCCGTGGCCACCGCAACCAGTCCAGCGATCAAGAGCGAAACTGCTCCCGCTCGCTCCGAGGAAGAGAATCCTGAGACCCCCGAGGAAGAGGACGCTGCCGAAGGTGGCGACGATGATGGCAAAGAAGGTGGAGATCGGCCCCCCACGGAAGACTCGGCCTGCGAGGGATGTGGAGAGGACCTGCCTGAGGGCGTGAAGTATTGTCCCAACTGCGGCCAAAAGGCTGAGGCTGAGGATGATGAGCCCAACGAGGGCGAGCAGCCGGAGGAAGACGACGAAGATGAAGACGAGCCGATGGCCGAGGATCACGGCAGCGTTCCTCGTGCGGCGTCGCATCGCGACGCTGGCACCGTGTCGCTCACGTCGATCTTCAGCCTGCGCGCAGACGCCTCCCAGCTGGCCATTCGAACAGCCGCCAAAGCCTACGTGGAATTGGGCCGGGCCGTGATGGCAGCCACTGGCGAGCGCACTCCCACTCGCGCGCTCGGCGGATTCCGGACGATCATCGAGGAGGCCAAGCGTGCCGCAGACTTGGGCGTAGAGGTCAAGGCTCTGCGCAAGCAGGGCCAATTCCGACAACGAATGGATCTGCTTCGCACTCTCTCCGCGCTCAAGATTCCAGGCTACTCCCCCGGAGAGCTGTTCGTCGATCGTGAGATCTCGCCGGGGAAGTTTGCGCGCGGCCCGGCGGCGCTCTTCGCAAGCGTCAAGCTCGCGGAGCTCAGAGGGCTCGTGGCCAGCAAGCAAAAACTGGTCAGAGAGGGAGGCGTGTCCGTCGACGCGAATCCGTTCGAGCCGAGCCAGAAGCTCGCCGAGGACGTCAGCGATCGAGCTGGAATTGACGCGATCCAAGGCACTGACGAGGTGCGCGCAATCGCCGATCGAATCGATCAACCAGTCGACAAGGTCGCCGAGTCGGTGGCCTACTTCACCAAAAACCCCTCAAGCTCGAAACTCGCAGGAGTGACCCGATAATGACTGCAACGGCTCGGTACAACATCGGCTTCAAGCCCACCAGCGATCACAACCCAATCCCCGCCAAACTCGATCGCCCGCTCGCTGCCAGCCAGCAAGTCGGCAAGGGCCAATTCGTCACAATCGACGCGACCTACGGGCGGGCATCACTCAACGACGGCACGGTCCCTGGCCTGATCTGCGCTGGCGTTGGCGACTACGCGGAGCTTTCCGAAACGAGCGCCACGGCAGGGCTCGCATTCGCCCGTCTTGGACAGCGATTCTTCTCGGGAGTTCCGGCGAGCACTATCGCCAACGACGGTTTCACGAATGCCGACTTCGGGATTCCGTTCTACATCGCCGACGAAAACACGCCCGGCAAGCTTGCCAGCTACAGCACGAGCCACCGCTCACTGGGCGGACTCGTGTTCGGACTCGATCGTTCCGACGAGACCGGAGATACGCCGGTTCTGTGGCCGGGCCCGATCGCGGCGCTCATTGCTCGCGGCGTCATCGTCGCCGGCAACTTCTGCGTCGCTGGCGACAGCCGGGCACTGCTGCTCAAGACAGCGGTCGCCGAAACGCAGATGCAGAAGCGTGGCGCATATCACGGCGTGATCACCGGGTGCAAGATCGTTGTTGCTGCCGATCTGACGGGGAGCGACTCCGATTACTGGACCGTGACGGTGGCTCGCCGAACCTATGCGGCCCCCGGCACTGCCGTGACGATTGCCACGGGAGCAACCATCGCTGCCGCGGGCGCTACGCACATCGGCGCAGCTACCACTGGCACTCTGACTGCCTGGAAGGAATACGATATCCCGCTCACATCAACGGCGGCAGATCTCGTGTTCAATTCCACGGACACATTCACGATTGCGTTCGCTACTTCAGGCAGCACAGGCGGCCCAGCGAATGCGCAAGTCAACGTTCAACTCCTAGCAAAGGTTGGGTAAGCAACAATGGATCTCTTCCCCGGACTCTCCTACTACGGAGTTGCGTCGGCTTCGGTACGCGAACTGCTGGTGCAGTTCAACCTCGAGGCACTCGCCTCTCTCAGCGGCGTTCCCGAGCAAGCGGTGCGATGGGGCGACATCGCTACCAGGGTCAGCGGCGGCTTCAGCCCGCTGTCGACTGTCGCGATCCCTGTTCGTCTCCTTCCGCTGCTCGGCTTCGAGCCGTTCGAGGGGGAGCGCAAGTACAAGCAGGTCTCCGTCGCTCGCATCACGACGAAGATCAATCCCTACCAATTGAACATGGAGTGGCCAGTCGACCTGGCAAAGTCTCCAGTTGGTGGAATCTACGACTTCGGTGGCATCGGCCAGACCGTCGTCGAAGCCGCGAGACAGCACAAGTGCCGAATGCTCGCGCAGATCCTCGCTTCCGGATTCACGTCGGCGACCATCGCGGCGACGTCCGGAGTCAAAGCTACCGATGCGCGCGGCTACGCCGTGACAATCGATCAGCCCGGATACGCCGCTGCCTCCGCGCTCCCGCTGTTCTCTGGGGGCGTTGCGTCAGGAGGTTCCGACGAGACCTCGCCCATCACCGCCAAGCACTTCGCGAACCCGCTAGATCCGAACTCCGCTCGCTTCGCGAACCTGTTCTACGGTATCGGCAAGATCACGGATGCAGCCTGCGCCCGCAACGTTACCGGGCAGATGTCGACGGCTGACTCCGTGTTCGGAACGATGCTCACCAGAATGAGCCAAGTCCCGCATCCAACGTATCGCGGGATGTCGTTGGGCCTTGCCGTCACCGATGTCATCGGACCCACGTGGATGCTGATGCCCTTCTGGCAAGTCGCCATCCAACAGCTGTCGCTCCAGATTTCGAATCCGACCGGATCGACATACGTGGCCGGCGCGACCACGAACGTGTTCAACCCGGATCGGGTCAAGGAAGCTGGCGCGGATATGCTGATGGGAGCGAGCGGGCTCGCTCCGTGGCGCTTCTGGATTGCTCCCCAGTTGGACCTGCATCCGTACGCGATCGCCAATGCCGGTAAGCAGATGTGGTTCGCGATCTCTCGATCGAAGCCGTCGCTCTCGTGGGCCGAGCTTGCCGCTCCGACGAAGCAATACACGCCGAAGATCACACTGCTCGGCGAGAATACAGAGGAAGCGCTCAAGAGCCGAATGATCCGGCTGCTCGGAGATCTGGACGCTGGCGGCGCCGCCGGGCTACCGCACTGCATCCAGATGTACACCGAGACGGCTCCGGCGTCGTAACGGAAGGGAGCGCCCTCGTGCTACTCGAGGGATACTGCACGCGCGACGAGCTCTTCGCTCTGGCCTTGCCGGCAGCAGCGTTCGTCGCGCGAGCGCGCCCCATCGAAGACGGAGATGTTTCCGCCGCATCCGCGACGATTCGCCTGAAGGCGCACGGCCTTACCGCACTCGACTCGATCATGTTCGAGTGTACCCTGGGAGGATCTCTGCCAACGGGCATTTCCGCGTTCACTGTGTACTATCCCATTCCTGTGAGCGTCGACCTCTTTCGTGTGGCCACTACCCGAGGGGGAACTCCGATCGCGTCTTGGGCGTCGGTTGGATCTGGGTGGTCAATCGCTGTCGACACTTCACGCCGAGTCGACATGCAGATCATTGATGCCCGCGCACGAATCGACGAGTGCCTTACGGCGCACGAGTTGCCGATCGCTCGAGACGCGGACGGATATTACCCTCCGGTGCTTCGAGGAATCAATGCGCGGATGGCAGCACGACAGATGATCGCTACGCTGCAATTCGAGAATGAGCAGTACAAGTACGCCGCCGATCGCCTTGCTGCGCAAGAAAAGACCGACGACGAGATGCTCAAGGCGTGGAAGGACGGGAAGCCCATTCAGCCGCGTCCGGTGGACGCCGACGAGCTTGCGGACAACGCGCCTCGGGTTTCATCGGGCACCAGAATGCCCTGGACGACAGGAACGCTCTGATGTTCGATCGTGTCAAGCTTCGAATCAAGGCCGCCAACGAAGCAGTGTCCAAGATTGCTGCCGCCGCCGCGCCGTTGGTGCAAGAGCGTTTCAGATCTGATGCCACAACCAACAGAGGTAACGTGCCGTCGTTTGGACGCATGGGAGACGTTCCGATTGTTGCGGAGGCTCGCCCGCATATGATTGCTGTATCCGGGCCGGCATGGTGCGTGGAGAAAGCTCGGCAGCGTGGCCAAACGAAAGAGTGGCGCAACATCGTTCAGGGTGAAGCTCGCAGAATCATGCGGGGTGCTCGGTGAGCATCAAGAGCAGTTCCCTAGCTGGTCCCAATCTGTCTGATATCATCAGACACATTCGTGATTGCTACAATACATTGGGGTACAACACTCCAATCTTCGTTGGTGAAAAGTACTTGAAGAATGGCGGTGAAGCGCCGCGCATCGTCATCGTTCCAGACTACGAAGATGGATCGATAGAGCATCCGTTGGTAATGGGCCACGGAGCAACCCATGTACACACGTGCAAGGTGATAGTCTTCGCGAAAGAAGGCGGAGACGACATTACTCGCTTGGATCATCTCTACGTGATGTCAGATCGCGTCGTTGCCATCCTGGCCGCCGCAATGCCTGGGCGAATCGAATGGGGCGCGGTGCGCAGGTACCGACCGACCACCGCCGACGCTTTCGGGGTTGGACTTGAGCTCAATTTCCGCTACCGTAGAGATATCGAACACGATCTGAGGCGATGGCTGGTGGCAGATCAGCAGCCGCTTGTCACGAAGAAACCGCTTCCGCCCCCCGGCGAGCCTACGGAAATAGGCGACGTCGAGGCCACAGTAGAGCCCGCCGAATAAAGGAGCCATCTCATGTCAGGGACGCTGGTCATTAACGTACAAGAAGAGCGCGGATTCGTGGCGGTACCCACGGACCTAGATCGGCTCGCCGTGGTCATCGGGTGCGCCTCCGGGCGGGCAGCGGTGCACGTCTCATCGTTCTACGCCAACGGCTCCGTCGCCGTTACGGGTGAAGGATACGGCGACGCGGTGGATACTCTGTGCGCTATCATCGAGCAACGGCTCGGCAGTGCGCGAGGCCAGAAGATTCCCGCCGCTCTGTGCGCAGTGCCGCCGACGACGACAGGCGCATACGGAACGATCGACGCGACTGGAGTTACAGGAACCGCCGTTGTCACCAACGACGCTTCGGTGCATCCCTACGGGACATACCAGGCGCAGCTTCGGGCTCTGAACAACATCACGATCGGAACAACGGGAGGCCTCATCCAGTGGTCTCTCGACGGCGGCAATTCGTGGTCAACGACCGTGTCGCTCGGAACGGCGTCCACATACACGATTCCGAATTCAAACGTCAAGTTCGTGTTCAGTCCAGCATCGGCCGAACTGACCGAGCTGAACACTCTGATCAATGAGATCTACGGGGATCTCAACGCTCACGTAATCCTCACGTCCGGATCTGTTCACGGGGCTGCTGACACGGCGGACGTGGTGTCCGACACGACGGCCAGTGATACTGCGACGAGAGTCGCTAGGGTGAACGATCTGCGCGCGGCGTACGAACTTCACCGTATCAAGACTGCCAGCGGAGTGCACGGAGCGGCGGATACCGTTCACGTGTGTACCGTCGCGGCTGCCTCGGATGATTCGACTGCGCTCGCGTTGGCTCTGGAGTTGAAGCGGGTCATCAATCTCCACATCGCATACACTACTGGAGCCGTACACGGGGCAGCCGACAGCGCCAATGCCGTCACGACTTCAGCTCCGTCTATGGGGACTCTTCTTGCCAATGACGTGGTCAAGGTTGCAACCACGGCGCCCGCTCCCACGGCATCTGATATCGATGATGCTTTTGATGCGCTCGCTGCCTCATCCCTCGTATTCCGATACGTGGTGCTCGACTTCCCGATGACGTCCGCTCTGTTGGCTCACGTGTCAACCGGTCTCGATACGCTGGCGGATAGAGGCATGGTCGTGAAAGCTATCTGCCGCTCGCGCACTCCTACCGCTGGAGAGTCTGACGCGGATTGGCTTGTCGCAGTGGCCGCCGAATTCTCCGGTGAAGAGGATTCCAGGGTTCATGTGCGGGCCACCTACGGTCAGCTCACCGACGCGATGACGTCGCGCAAATACATTCGAAGCGACTTGGCCGACTTCGCTGCGAACAAGATGCGAGTCGGTCGAGGCAAATGGCCATGCTGCCCAGCTGACAGGCCGATGCCGAACTTCAGTCTCGTCAATTCCCTTGGGGCTGACGTGGGGCATGACGAGGGCCCCCGTGGCGCGTCCACTGGCCTGTCGAACAATTCGCAGGGGAATCGGCTCGGATGCAATCAGAGATTGCCCGACGAGTCTGCTCCAGAGGAAGTGTTCACAACGGTCCCGTGGGTTCTGTTCGCGAGTGATGAGCGAATTCGAACGCTCATGACGCGCGAGACGTGCGATGCGTTGGAACAGGCTGCACGAGCCGCTGGCAAGTCTGTACTCGGCGCGGACGTATTCACATACCAGGTCGATCCGACGAATCCAGCGTCACCCCGTCTGCTCACCGTGGCTTCGCGCAACGCGATCCACTCCAAGATCTTTGCTGCCATCAGTCAACCGTTCAAGGACGAGATCGAGAATTGGGCTGACGCCTCGATCGAGACGGGGCTACTTCAGATCGATCCGGCGGTCACAGAAGTGGACGAGACGGTTTCAATCTCCCTGCGACTGGCCCCGAGCGTTGCCAAGCGAGTCATCGAACTCAACATCAAACTGTCGGTCCAGTAAGACCGTCAAGGAAGGATCATTCACATGACGATCCGAAGAATCGACCGAACAGCCGCAGACGGAACGACGCTCACGATCACGTTTGGGCGTCACCAGATCCCCGTGCAATCGATCTCGTACGGAGACAAGATCGAGACACAGCAGGGCTCGAATACGGGGTCCCAAAAGATCGACTGGGAAACTCCGGGGTCATACTCCACAGAGGAAGCCGCATGTAAGATGGAGGCTATTCTGTTCCGCGAGTTGATGACTCCGTTGATGGCATCCGACGGGATCTCGGCCGATACGTTCTCGATCGTGGTAACGGACTCACATCCAGGATTCGGCGACGATTCCGACTTGCTCGAGGGCGCTCACTTCGTCGGGCTCAAGGCAGCCCGAGACAACAGCAACAACGCGGCAATGGTCGAGTTTGGAATCAAATTCAAACAGATCTACTGGACGAACAGCCGCTTCACGATCAATCGCCGCGACATGCGCAAACCAATCGCTTCGTCGCAATTCTGACGCTACGCAAGGAGGACACCATGGGATTGCAGGATAGAATTGCTGCCGCAAGGCAGGCGCTTGACGCGGCAGCGTTGTCGGATGTTGACAGCTCAGAGATCGATCTCCGCGAAGAGTTGGCACGCATCGAGGCTGACGCCGCCGCATTGAAGCGAAAGAAGAGGGAGCTGGAACTCGCGCGTCAATTGGACGATGCGGCAACAGCGCTCGAAGGCAAGGCCCGCGTCAAGCCGGTCACGATCGTGGGACTGGATGACACGTTCATCATCATGTCGAATCCTGCGGCGCACAAGACCATGACGTCTGAGCTCACCAGGATCGCACATGCCGAAGCGAACGGCCAGAAGACGAGCGGCGACCGAGAGGCAATCCGAGTGCGATACGCCATCGCTACCGTGTACGCCTGGAACGGCGTCGTGGGCGGTGACGCCGAGTTCTCATCGAAGCTAGGAAGGTTCCTTCGCGACGAATACCCGGGCGCAGCTGTCGCGATCACGAACGCGGCAAGCGAGCTGGCAGGGACGATCGCGGAGGAGAGAAAAAGCTGAGATTGAGAAGACAGTTCAGTCTGCAGTCGACGGAGACCTCGTCGTCAGAGCTCGCGCCGTGACGGCGTATCGGGTACGACTGCGCGCTCCGGAAGCAGAAGAATTCGAAGACTTGCCGCCGCTTGCTGCTGCCGGTGCTATACTGGAAGCGCGAGCTCAGCATGACGTCTATCGCGTATACATGGCCCTGGAGAACTTGATCAAGGCTCTCAACTGAGGAGGCGTAGGATTCGGAGATGTACGAGGATACCGCAGTCGAAAAGGTAATCCTCGCTCTCGAGGATCAGATCTCCGGCGGTGCCGCATCTTCTATGGATGCCCTTGCTCGCCTGGAGGGGCAGATTGTGCGTGAGCAAGCAGCGCTTGGCCGGCTGGAGACGGAGCTAGCGCGGGCCAGTGCCAAACTGCAGGCCATGGCTGAGGGCGCGCCGGATGACCGTGTGGTTGCTGCCTTCGAAAAGCAGAAGCTTGCCGTCGTTGACCTCGAGAAGAAGCTATCGGATGTCAATGACACCCTGGCTATCATGTCGCAAGCTCACGTGCGAGATGAGGATCTCCGGAAGGTAAGAGCGGAAGCGGAGAGGCTGAGCGACAAGCTGGATGTTGCGCGCCTGAAGCAAGCTGAGCTTGCGGAGAAGATGAGCGCCAAGTCCGTCAACGTAGAGACCTACCGAAAGCAGGCCGACACGGTGGCGAAGCTTGGCGATGCCGCAGCGAACCAGCGCGACAAGATCGCCGGCATGGGCGAGCGAATGTCGAGGGCGGAAGGGAAGGCGAAGTCGTTCAAGGAACGGCTGGAGCTGATGGGGAAAACGCTCAAGGCTAATGGCGCGGATCTGGGAATTGTCGATTCGCAAGCCACGAAGCTCATTGCGTCACTGTCGAAGATGGGGCCCGAAGTGGCAGCGGTAGCTGCCGGCATTCTCATCCTTACAGCAGTAGTCTCCGGATTCATAGGCATCGTAGCGAAAGGCATTGTTTCATCCGGAGAGATGCGCGACGAATTCTTGCGCCTGAAGGGGGAAGTGAAGTCACTGTGGATGACCTGGAACGGGTTCTTTCGCGGGGCCACCGTTTCGGCAACGCAGCTACAGGCAGCCATCAACGGAGTTGATCAGAAGACGAACGGGCTGTCTCGAGACAAGATCGAGGGATACGCTTTGCAGTTGGCGCGTGCTCGCATCCCAGCAAAGGATCTCCAGAATGCTCTGAATACGATGGTCATTGCCGGCACTGGCGGCACAGACAAGATGGCGCAGCGATTCCTCTCGCTGGCCACAACGTACCGAATGTTCGGAAAGTCGGTCACTGGATTGGCCGAAGTGTTCAAGAAACAATTCGGTCAGGTAGCTGCCGAGAAAACGCTGGCACTAGGAATTCAGCTCACCAAGCTACGCGAAAACATTACGTTCCTGTTCTCTGGTGCCGACGTGGAACCGTTCCTTCGAGGACTACAGTCTATACTAGGAATCTTCGATCGGAACACATCGTCAGCAAAGGGAATGAGAGACATCATCACTGCCCTAGTAGAGAAGGGGATCAACCTATTCCTTCGGTTGGCTATCGTGCTCGTAAAAACGTATCTGTGGATTCGAGAGCACGAGACGGCGTGGAAGGCTCTCAAGGTCATCGTTGGAGGCATCGGCCTGGCAATGGCCGCACTGGTAGGAGTTGTGCTTGTCGCCGTCGGTGTCATCGGCCTGGCTATGGCTGCAATCTCAGCTCCAGTAGTTGGATTCTTGGCGCTGGTAGGAATGGCTGTAAAGAATCTTTCTGAACGATGGGACGCAATCTCTAGGTCTACATCGGAGATGGCTAAGACGGTGGGGGGGTGGTTCAGCCTCGTCGGAGAGTGGGTATCCGCAGCGCTGAACAAGCTTCGCAACATAGACCTATCGGACATCGGGAAGAAGATGATCGAGGGTCTAGTGAAAGGCATCAGCGACTCGATCACGGCTGTCGAAGATGCCGTCAAGAAGACAGGCGAAGCCGCGCTGAAGAAATTCAAGGATGTGCTCGGGATCCACTCCCCGGCCCTGGCCGCGCGGATTGAGGTGGGTCGCCCAATCGGTCAAGGGGTGGCGATGGGCATCTCAGACACCAGGGCCATGGTCGATCGAGCTACGCGCTCCCTGTCGCTACAGGCTGTAGCCAACGACAATTCGACCCCGGCGTTGCCCACTGCCGCTGCGCAGGGGGCCGCTCCGGTAGCGTCCGCCTCGCTTCCCTCCAACCCCGCCCCGCCTCCTTCCGCGGCCGCCTCGCTTCCCTCCAACCCCGCCGAGTCACAGGCGGGGCCGACGTTCGTGTTTCATGGCTGCACATTCGGAGGGCAGCTCACAGAGGACGACGTGCGAACCATGATGGCCCACGTGTTCGAGCAGGCGCGCCGGGCCGCGCCAACGAGGGCGGCCTGATGGCAGCGCTCAATCCGCACGTTGACCCCGAGCCATTCTATCAGATCCGGCTCGGAGGCATCCTCCTTCCGGGGCACATCATCCCCCCTATTGAGAACTTGAAGAAGCCTCAGCGCTGGAACGTGCAGCACGGCATCGGCATGTTCAACGGCTTCACGATCTGGCGAGGCGTAATGCTCGCGGAAAAGATCGGAGTCAACATCTGTCTTCCAACGGCCAAAGACTTCGAAGACTATATGAACGTGCGCAAGGTACTCCTACCAAAGCTTGGCAATAAACCGCCTGCGCTGCTCGTACAGAATGCGCTATTTCAGATCGCTGGAGTGACCCGCGTATCCGTGGTTGACCCAGGCACTCCGCAGTGGGCACCGACGAACAACTGGATCGTCCAGATCGTTCTCAACGAATACGGAGAGCCAAAAGAGATCAAGCCTGGTCCACAGGACCCGCCAAAGCAGAAGACCGAAAATGATCGACTCGCCGATCAACTGGAAGAGCTCATGAGGAAGGTGCACAAGTGAGCGGCATCGGCACCCAAAAGGCTCTAAGTGTCAACCTCGTGCTCCCGGAGGCTGGAGCGTGGAGCGCTTCCGTGGTGCTTGATAGCGGCGCGGCCCCTTCTGGTAAGGTGACGCTTACCGTCAGCGATCTTGAGCTTCACGGGACCGTGGCGCGTTCGGGTCTCGACTACACAGGCAAACCGTCCGCCACCGTGTTCGGAGGCTACGGATGGGACTCGCTGGTCAGTGCACCCATATCGTTCCAGAGCGACGCAGGGGTGAAGCTGTCCACTGTCTTGAAGGCGCTAGGCACTGCCGCTGAAGAGCCCGTAGAGCAACCAACAGACAAGGTCATCGGCAACTACTACGAGTGCGTGGCCAGCAGAGCTGGTGCAGAAACAAGATACGCCGATGCTCTCAATGAATTGCTGCATGCTGGCCACATTGCCACATGGCGAGTCGATCCGGACGGTGTGACACGATTCACTGCCCGTACGTCCGCCCCCGTGACCTCGCGCGCAACCCCGATGCGCATCGACGCGAAGATGGGGAAGACGGTGTATGGCGTGGATTCGGTCGCATCACTGCTGCCGGGAAACACAATCAACGGGGCAGCAATAGGAAGAGTCCACATCGACGAGACTCCAACGAAACTCGAGGCAACGATCCATCTTCCTGGAGTCAATTCGGTCTCGAGCATCCTCGATTCTGTTCGACGCATGGTAGCGAGCGAATTGTCGGATCGATTGCGCACGTACCGGGTCGCTAAGTGCGGCACCGACGGGCGCCTAGACCTGGTCCCTCCGCAGGATGCTTCGCATCTTCCGGAGATGCACAACGTGGAGCAGTGGTGCCTCGGGGGCACGAAGATCTTTCCGCGAGAAGGAGCGGAGATCTTGGTGCTATTCCGAGATGACAACCACACTCGCCCGGTGGCATTCGCCTGCCGAAGTGACGAGAACGAAGCGGACGGACAATGGCTTTCGCGACAGATCAAGCTTGAGACGTACGGGCAAGCGAGTGCGTACTTCAGAGAAGACGGGCAAGCTTCACTGCTGACCACTGAAGACAACAAGTACAACGGCCGGCCCGTATTCTTCACGGTGGCCCCATCCGGATTCATGTGGCAATCCCCGTATGGCCGGATGCGACTTGACGCCGCTGGGCTTCACTACCGGGATCATGTGGGAGCCCGATTCGACGTTGGATCCCTGGGAATGCCGGCGCCATTGAACCAGATGTCTACTTACTTCAGTGCCACCGCGGCAACGATCAGTCTCAACGCTTCGCTTGTTTGCCTGGGTGCACCACTGTCTGCAAAGGATGCTGTAGCGCTATCTACTCCAATCAACACATTCTGCACTGCTCTGGTTACGGCGGCGGCGACCGCGATAGGAGCGGCTGGCCCAGGCGGGCCTGCAGCTGCGACAACTTTTGCGTCAACGATGTCTGCGGCATTGCTCGCCCTGACGTTGGCCATGCCGTCCAAGTCTACTAGTGCCTCATAGGAGAGACCAGTGACCCCCTGTGTATTGGTTGTTATCCCATCTCCTCCAACGCTGCCGACTGGATTCTCGTGGGTGCTTCCGTTGCCCCATATTCCAGATCCGTCGCTCAAGTTGTGCTGTCAATATAAGCTGTCAGACTTCCTTCCGATTCATGCGTGGCCGCCCAATCTAGCATTCGTTCTGAGCGTGGGAACGCTAGCAACAATCAATGCGATCCTGCTAGCTGGGCAGCAGGCAGTGCAAGACATTATCGATCAGTTCATTCCCGTCTGTCCGAGGTTCTGAATGGCACTATCAACCGGAACGGTGACAATTGCTGACGACGGATCCCATACGGGATCTGGGTTCGCGCTGGTTCTGTACGAACGTTTCATTGACGGACTGCAATTACCGGAGACTGAGTTCGAGACGCAGGTTCAATTGGACGCGAAGCGCGCAAGCGCCGCGCAATGCGTGAAGATGGCTGGGGCCATCATCGACTATTTCAAAAACAATGCGGAGTTGTCCGGCAACGCAACAGTCAGCACCCAAAGCGTAGGAAGGACTCCGGACCCGAATATTGCCAACACTGCGATACAAGCACCATCGAGTCCGGTGACTATTCCGATCTCCGGAGGGATCCTCTGATGTGCCACTGGGTTCGTTGCCCCAACTGCCTGAAGGCGCGCATCGGTGGGTGCGGCGACGAGGAACACGAGCAGGCATTGCTTGCCGGAGTCTCCGGGGATAGACTCTGCAGATGCAAGGAGCAACAGCTGGCTGAGATGGCGGCACAAGAAGAGCGTAACGCCCGGAAGGACGGATCGGGATGAGCGGAGCTGACGCTATCTACGGCAAGACGATTCGGTGCGTCAGGGACGCTGATGCAATATTCTCTTCATGCTCCGGGCTGGACGTAGTATTCCAGGACGTGATTCACCGATTGACGACTAGCACGGTGCTTGGGCCCGGAGGGGACGACTGGGGCTACGATTGTCGGAAGATGGTTGGGATGAAGGTGTCAGAAGTGGCAATCATGGGACCAGTGCTTTCGGAGATTGTGTGCAGAGATCGGCGCATTCTCACGGCTGATATCTCAATTCTCACAGAGGACAACGGCGACGGGGTTACGTCCAGCGCCACAATCTCAGGAGACTGCACAACTGACGTGGGTCCATTCTCGTTCGTGCTTCCTGTCAACGAAGTCTCAGAAGCCACGTTCGCGTCTCAGTAATGAGTGACACACAATGAGCTTTCTATCCAATCTTCTACAGCCAGAAACCGAGAGCTCGGTACGAGCCAAGATATTCGGCATTGCATCCGCATGCAAGCTCGCAGTCACCAATTGGATTGTCGGTGACGTATCTCAGCAGATTCTTGAGACCATTGTATCGGCAGCCTTTGCGTACGCATCCGGAGTATCGAAGATCATTCGTGGCCATATCAGTCTCGACACGTCCGTAGATCCTGGTGACGTAGACACGTACGATTCAACGAACGAGACAATGGATCCCGAATATGGGATGCTGAGCGCGCTCGGTGAGAACGTGTTCGGAACGCAGCGACCGGACGACACCTTCGCCACGTGCTCTTTTCAGATCGACAATGCTGGCCCAAGTGCGCGAGACATCATGCCAGAGTCTCTGGTGTTCACGAAGACTACCGGCACTGACAACCCGACGTACACCAATGTTGCTGACGATTCAGTCTACACGAACCCAAACGGAAGCGTCACCGTAGCCGCCGGGACCAGCGTGACGATTCCAATTCAGTGTCAACTGAAGGGACTGATTGGAGCGGCTGAAGCTGGGGCTATCAGTCTGACCACTACTGTCAACGGCCTTAGCGGCACCAACACTACTGCAGCAGTGGGCACTGTTCGCATGACCGCTGATGCCTTTCGAGCATTGTGCAGGCAAGCCGCCGGAAGACTGTCGTTTGCTACCCCTGAAGATGCGTATCTGTTTCTTGCCACACACAATCTTGATGGCACATTGCTCCAAAACGGAAACGGAGACAGCGTGGCTATAAGTAGAGTAGACATCGCTGGAGACCCGTCGTATGGCACCGAAACTGTATACTACGCATCCCCGAGCGGAGCGGCCATCGCCGTAGATGTTACTGCAGCAAACAACAACATTCAGATGGCCGCGTTTGCCGTTGCTGATTGCATCACGTTCACCGGATCGGCAGCCGTGCCGCAAACAGTAACCGTTGCTGGTACCGCCAGAGTCAGAAGACGTCAGGGCACTTCCGATGTGGCGCTTGCCGCCGAGATTGCGGCCGGTCTTGCGGCGGGCGTAATCGTCGGATTCCCGACGATACCAGTTGGCGGATTCGATCGAGGGGTCACGTACGGATACATCTACGTGAGAGACTTGGAGGCATACGCCCGATCCGGAGCCCTAACCGCTTACGATGTGCAAGTGATCACCCCGAGTTCAACCGTACAATTGACCGAGGGGCACGTGGCGGTGCCCAGCACCGCCGCTGGAAGCTGGACGGTGACGGTGGTCCCATGAGCGTGTTCGTGGGTCGCATCCAGAAGCTCATCGGAAACATTGGGCCGTGGTATGTGCACGGAACCAACATTGGCAGGTTTCTGGAAACGTTCGGAATCGTCCTGGACGATGCTATGACCACCCTGCAGATAGGTCTCAGTCAGGCATATCCTCTAGAGTGCGATAGAGAATCGTTGGCTACGATTGCGTACGATAGATCCATGAGATTCTACGGAACGGAACCGGAGGAATCGACCCGCTATCGCCTGTCGCGTTGGCTTCAGCTGCACAGGCAGCGCGGCACGCACCAGGGAGAACTTCGGCACGCTCAGCTATATTTCTATCCGAATGCGCCAGTGATGAGAATCGTGCATCAGGATGGCGCAGGATCATCGGCGACATGGCACACATTGAATGCTGCCGGCGAGTATTCAGTCTACCGAAAGACTCCGTCGAATTGGAACTACGATGGGGCTACATCCAGATGGGGAAGATTCTGGGTGATCCTGTATCCTCCTACAGGCTTTCTGTCAGGCAGCAATCCGCAAGACAATCTGGCTCACTATGGCGGAACGCACTCAGGTGGATACCTGACGGCAGAAATGGTTTATGGCGGATACTATACAGGTGGCCACGTATCATCGCTACGGAATTATGACGGGCTTTCCGCGGCGGTGCTATCCGATCTTGTGGACATGATTCGAGAATGGTCACGACGTCGAGAGATGCTGTGGGGGTACATTGTGGCCACAGATTCAGGAATGTTTGATCCGATATCTACATCGGTAACAATGCCATCCGGATACACTACGATGCCAGTCGGAAACTGGGGTTCGCCCATGTCATCGACAGGAGTTCGAACGCGCCCACCGGGAGCTCTGTGGGTTTACGATAAGGGTCAAGGTTGAGGTGCGACAATGACGATCGGAACAATCACTCTAGGAGACTACGTAACAGTCACCCCTGACACGTCTCCGCTCCCATATGCGAGCTTGCAGGGGCCGTCACCATCGATGCCGGTTGTATCTGACGACATCCTATCTATCATCCAGGCGGTTCTCAACGTGCAATCAGTGGCATCGGGCTACGCGGCGCTAGCACAATCCGTCGCCATCGGCGCAGCTACAAGCCTTGCGGCGCTAGCTTCTGCCGTTGGAACGATCGATGGCTCTGGCGATTCTGGTGTTACGACGACGGCCAGATTCCACTTTATTCGTGTGACAGGCACAGGATCAGGAAGCGGTTCCTTCCAGCTCGACTGGGGCTCATTGCTGCCGGCAAACTCGATCCTGTTCTTGATGAACGCTGGCAGCGGGGCGCTGACAGTGCGCAGATACGGCGGCTCACTGGTCAACACACTGCAACCCGGCGAACTCGGAGTCTATCGACACGACCAGACTTCCACTGACCCGCTAGCCGTGTGCACAGTATACAGCGTCCCGCACGTAACCACGTACGTAACAGATGACGGAAACCGAAACATCAACGGGATCTATCACAAGCATACCGTGTTTGCTGACGCTGGGGGCAGCTACACATCAGCCACGTACACCATCTTGGGCGGGACGTCCGGGAACGAACTCACTGTTGTCAACATTGGATTCTCTGACGGGATTCAGATGTATCACAACGGCGGCAACATCTCGGTGCCAATTCCCCAGAACGGAGCACAGCGACTGATCTACGACGGAACCACGTGGCGCGTTGCCGGATTCTCTTCTGCACTACACGGGTGAGCACATGCCTAACATCACTGGATGCATTGAGATTGTGGACGCCAATGGGCAGACCGTAAACGTGGTCAACAGGAGCGGAGTGTACCCTCCGTTTCGGATCAAACTCGGAAGCGGTATCAGCGCCACCGCATCGGAGAACGGGTCCGTTGTCGACGTGGAGCTAAGTTCCACGGTGACAGGGTCTAGCCAGGTGGAAGTACAGGTCGACGGAACGGAGGTGAGCACGCATTCGATCATCGATATCCGCGGACCCATGAAGCCGGAAGTAACAGACTACCCCGAAAGCGTAGTGCTAGACTTCGAGCCAGCGCCCGTGCGGAGCGGTTCAACCATATACCATCCGGAGGAGGTCGAATTCTCTGGAACTGGAGTGTCTGTGGCCGCAAAGACCGGCGGCGTCAATATCACAATCAACCGTCTAGAGGTTCAGGATGAGGGCTCCGCAGTCACATCACGCCCGACTATCAACTTCATCGGCGACGGAGTCACGGTCGCTGATGACTCAGGGGGTAGCCGAACTAATGTCACAATAACTGGTTCGTCAGGAATTCTTGAATGCAACTACGTGCTTGAATACACAGTCAATCCAGCTGAGGTCGACTTCAACGAAGTCAATGCTGACGGAATGATCCCTCAAGCTGGGATGAAGCTCCTGCTAACTCACCAGAATGGGGAGGAGGGTAACGGACCATACCTGGTTTCATCATATGATGATGAAACTGGGATCGCTGCGCTAACTCCTCTTTGGAGTGGGACGATCACGCCTTATAACCAGATTCGCATTATCGGCGGCACCAAGTGGATTCACTCGATGTGGGCCAATTATTGGCCTGGAACATACGGAACCGACAATCTAGCGATTGTTCCAGTAGAGTATACAATCAGCAACGTGCTGCTTACGTCTGGCACTGTTCAGATTGAGAACGTGTATGCTGTGAGCAACGACATACAGGCTAACGTTGTCAAGGTCCGGCCCAGTGGCGCGACGAACTCCCGCTCCTGGTTGGTGACTCATATAGGCAATTCATACGTGCAACTATATCGGGCGCATGTGGTCGTGGAAGCGCAAGACGCCTCAGGCACACTGAACACTGCAGACGGCTCTCGCGTAGACGTGCACATCATCAATCGGCAAGGCGTGTGGACGATACCGGTGTAGTGCTGATATGGGACCACGCAAGCACGAAGAACTCGCGTGATGCCTAAGCGAACTATCGGTCAAGATCGACGTAGGAGATCACTTCCCGATCGACCACGCGGGCCGGTATTGGCGGCTCCGAAGTCCAGTCCGCCGCGAGCTTGCACACTTCAGCACCCGCCGGCAGTTTGAGCTTCTTTCCTCCGTGTCCATCGTCTTCGTCCTCTAAGCCGCACGACGGATAAGCCCACTTGTTTTGCGTGGGGTGCTTGATCGGCACAGCGTATCGGACTGTCGCTTGATGCACATGAGGGCCGGCGCCAATGAACGCGGTCGGTTGCCATGGCATCCCGAGCAGCTCGTCGGTGTCGGTTGATAGCTTGTCGGCATGAGCTTGGTTGTTTACGACGATGTGTTTCATGTTACCCCGAATCTGGTCATGAGCCATCGGGTGACACGAAACTCTGTGGAGTCGTCATCTATACCGTCGTGCATTAGCATTGCTGCCCACAGCCCCTTGGACGAGTAGTTCGTCCCAAACACACCCATGTCTATACCACTTATCCCGTTGTATCCTCCTGCGCCAGTCATAGTCTTTCGTGTACCATCCACAGAAAATGTGACCGGCGTAGTCGTCTTGAAACAGAATATGTGTACACTGGTGAGCGTTGACACTGTCGTCGAAGCGCCAGAGCCCTCCTCGAATGTAACGGTGGTGCCGCTGGCATTCACAGGGTACCTAGTAGACACACCGTCTATAATCATACCAAAACCGGTGCCGGGCTTTCTCATCGCCAGATACATTGTGAATGGCTGCGCTGAGGTCCGGACAGGCCCGCTAATGCGCATCCCCGCAGCCGATGAACCCAAACCGGAGAAGTCGACGCACGGTTGGCCTCCGAACGTGGCGCTGGAAGGAGTCCAAATGCCTTGTCGATCACTGACAGCTTGCGTTGCGACCAACACGTTCCCCGTCACAACGTCCGCCCACGCGCTGACATTCGAACCTACCAGCGTGATCCCCCGGTCTGCAAGCAGTACGCGCCACGTCGACCGGCCACCCTCGTTGACCCAGGGGAGGTACCTCCTACCCAACCGAGACCAGAGCATTACGCGCGCCCCTGGAAGGCCTCAATCGTGCACGTGAACGTCGTGCTGTTTGCTGACGGCGTGAACGCTGTCAGCGTCTGCAACAATCCGTAGAGAGTCTTGGCTCCTGACGTTGGCCGAACCATCAGGTCAGCCCCATCTTCCGGAACGCACGTCGCGACCGAGCCATCTGAGAACAGTCTGAACGATCCCGTGAGCGACCCCACGAAAGAGCCTTGTTTCGTGCTGAATGCGGCGTTATCGCCACCGACCACGCCAGAACTGGCCGTCGGATCGCTGCGATACAACCAGATTCGGAACGTCGCACTTGCGGTCCCTGGACCAGTATCCGTGCTGGCAATGCGGATGCGCCGCACCACAACGGGCGCGTCGTTCGTGTCCGACACGGTCCACACAATTGGCGTTACACTGCCCGCGGTCGCGCTGTTCGACACAGCATCATTCGCCGCGTAGGCATCCGTGTTCGCTGGACGAGTCACCGCCGATGCGTCAGCCACTGCGGTGCGCGCGAGCCCCGTAACGGCAGCAATCTCGGTTGACTGATTCGTCGCCGTAGCCAAGCCGGCGTCGGACGCAGGAACAACAGACATGCTTGCGGCGCCCGTCGTCTGCCCTAGCGCAGCCGGAAGCTTTGCAGACATTGCGGTAACGTGACCGTCAAGAGCGTCTTGTTTTGCTGATGTGGCAATCCCCGATGTGCCAACTACGACCGTAGCTGACACCGGAAGCGGATTGTCACTGTCTACTTCGATGACGTCGTTGTCTGAATTGCGGAACGAGGCCGGTGTAGTGGGCCTGAAGTCTCTTGTTTTTGCCATGTACCAGGCTCCCTTTTGGCTTGACTTGCCCGGAGCGTAGCGCAAAACTCAAGGCGTGTCACCCCAGGAAACAGCATGATCCTGATGAATTCAGACTCGAGAAGAGAGCGGATTGAGCAGCTGGCGCTCACGCGAGCCGACCAGGTGTCGAGGCTCGGCGGAGCGCTCAAGGTGGCCATCGGAGCAGCGCTCGGGCTTTCCGCGGGCCTGGCATCTGCCTACGCCTGGGCACACGGGAAAGTGGACAGGTCCGAGGTTGCAACTGTCCAAACGTCGATGCATGCACTATCGGAGCGAATGGCGAAGCTGGAAGGGAAGACGGACGCTATTATCACTCAGAATGAGCAAGCGTTGCGATTGCTCAAGACACTCGACGGATGCGACGTTAGGCACACGCTTCGATTCGAAGCAGAAGGATCACGGTAATGAACACAAGTATTGCGATTCTGGTTGGCATAGCAAACACGATCATTCTCACGCTAATTACGGCGCTGGGCCCGAGCACAAATAGGTTCCGCACCATCCCTGTCGCATGGCGAGCCGTGATCGTTGCCGTGCTGTCAATCGCGTCAGGTGGCCTCGAACACGTGCTGAACGACGGTTCTACGTGGCAGATGGCATTCCTTACGGCGGTGGCGTCGGGAATAGGTGGGCTCGTCAAGGTGCTCATTGAAGCGCTAGACTCGAGTCCAGCAGCGTCGTCAGCAATTCGGAATTCATCAGCAAGAATCGGCGGTGTTCTGTTGCTCGCACTTGCTAGCATCGGATGCGGAGGGAGCTTCGAAGAGGCCAAGGTGGCTGGACGAGCCTATCGAGCGACGGGGGCCACAACTGCTCCGGACGGTGTCACATGCATCCAGCTCGATGACTCAAGGTTGTTCTGGAGTGGGACGGCAAAGGTTGCTGCCACACTCTCTGGCGCTCAAGGGATCGCTATTCTTCCAATCCCATACGCCAACGACGGAGCTCGAATCGCACTGGCCGCGGGTGCGCTAGGGGCCACATCGATAGCCGTGTTTGCTGCCGTTGTGTCTGACGGCAAGGCCGCGCAGTGGGCCCGCTACTGTAGTGACATGGGAGGTGCACAATGAAGATCGGTCGTTACCACGGCGGATGCGTCCCTTCTCCCGAAGGCGTTCGTGGAACCCACGAGTCATCGCGCATGCTCGGCATGCTCCTATCAACCCCGAACGAAGTTGACCAGTCTCATCTATTGCCTGAAGTTCTTGATCAGGGAGGGAAGGGGGCTTGCACTGGATTCGGCGGTTCAACAGAACCGATCTGGGCAGCAATGAACGCAGCTGCGTTCGCGGCCGGATTGCCAGTCGTTGAACGACCATCGCCCGATTGGGCGTATCTGATCGGTCGATCGCTCGGCGGGAATCTGTCCGAGGATTCCGGTGCGTCAATCTCAAACGTACTCGACGGCGCTAGACTGATGGGTTCTGTCAAGGAATCGCAATGTCCCTATCTCGACTCTCGTCTCAATCCAGACAGGGACGCATGGCCGGCATTGGGGAGACTTGCCAACGACCAGCGAATTCTTGACGGCACCGCTCGCATCACGGAGACGGGTCCGGCAATGATCGATGCGCTTCGGGCCGCGCTTGCCGGCGGGTATCTACCGGCGTTCGGGACCGATGTGGACGATGCGTTCGAATCGCTCGCCGCGAAAACGGTATGGCTTGGATGCAGGGGCCAGTCGCTCGGAGGTCACGCTCTTTGCTTGACAGGATACAGGACCGTCAACAGTCGTACGCAGTTCCGCATACGAAACAGCTGGGGAGTCGGATGGGGCGACGGGGGCTCATGCTGGTGCGACCAGAGCGCCGTGGCCGGATTCTGGGATGTGTGGATCGTGAAGAGTGCTCCGTCTTGGAGCGGGACGGAGGACAAATGAAAGCGTCAATCGTTGCTGCAATTGTGCTGTCCGGACTGAGCGCTCAGGGCTGCCCTCCCTCACCCGTGACGCCAGACGGAGGCGGCGGCGGGGCAGGGGGAGCCATCGTGCAAGACGGTGGGCCCGTAGTGGGCACCGGCGGATCTGCTCCGATCTGCACTACGCCGTGCTGCGCAACGTGCGCGATCCTGGCCTCCCACGGCTGTCCCGAGAGCAAGCCGACCGCGAAGGGAACCTCGTGTGAGGTCGTTTGCGGCAACGCTGAGAACGTGCTGCCATGGCCAAAGCTCCGCAGCGATCCAGCGCTATCAGTGATTCGAGTGGATTACAGGTGCTCTGGCGGATACTGACTGCTCGATGTCCGTCCGTACGAAAGAGAGGCGTGTATGCGGTACTCGTGGCGTATCGACGCGGAGACTCGACTCATCATCGTTCGAACGGACGACGGGCCCGAGTGGACCCCCAAGACCGAGAAGTACGCGGCGGCGCTCGCCAAGGTCGATCAGCAGTGGCGAGCGCTAGCAACCCCAATCGCCGAGCGGCACGGCCTCGACGTGGAAGGCGTCCTTGCCCAGGTCATGCAGGAGAGCAGCGGAAACCCTCGCGCGTTCCGGCGAGAGCCAAACGGCTGGACGGGCGTTGGGCTCATGCAGATCACCCATCCCTCGATCAAGGCCGGGCACACGGATGCCGAGCTCTTCGAGCCCGCTCGGAACCTGGAGATCGGGACGAGCTACACAGCAGCGCTCGCCCGCCGGTACCAGACTGAGCAGGGCTTGCCGGACTGGCCGTGCGTGTTCGCTGCCTTCAATGCGGGCAGCTGTCGCCCGAACCCAAAGAGCCCGTGGAACCTCTTCTGTTACGGCAACCACGTCGACGCTGAAGTTGCATTCTACAATACGCTCATTCTGGCGCGATTAACAGAGACGAGCGATATGGCGCAGCGTGCAGCCGAGTTGCAGTTTGACCTAGCGTCAACGCTGGATCTGACGCCACACCATTCATAAGCAAAGGGCCCCTTTCGAGGCCCAGTGCTTTCTGGTCGACTGAATTTTTCAGGTAGCTTTGGGGCTGGTCGCGTACCTTTCTTTGGTTGATGTTTCGTTCACCGCCGGCGGATGCCGGAGGAGTCTACGCTGGCATCCTCGCTTTCGCGACGTCGCTAGCCTGCTTCAGCTTTGCCTTCTGTTCATTCGAGGCACGAGGCCAGAAAAGTTGCCGATCCTTCTCTCGCGCATCGAAGTCGGCTTGTGTTTTCGCGTTTGCGTACCCGCTGACAATCGCCTTGATGTCGCCATCGTTCGGAGTGCCGGTGCACCACTTGGCTAGATCCTCCCCAATCTGCTCGTTCAGTTGGACGTCGTCGTTCGGGAAGATGTGGCGGAACTGGTTCGGAAGCTTGAACACCTCACGCTCCGCTTGCTGCTCCGCTGTCCAGCGAGGTTTACCATCGGAGCCAGGCGGCAGTAGGCAACGGAGCATCATCTCGTAGACCAGATCGTCGGCCGTGATCGGTTGCCATCCAAGGTCGACCGCCTCACGCTTGCCACCGAGCTTCGTTGCCTTGATCGTCATCTTCGGCTTACTGCGGAAGCACATGACAGTCATGACGTTGGAGCGAGTGATCGCCTGTCGGAATCGGCCATGTTCAGCTTTGGGACGGGCCCATGCGGGGAAGTTCATTCGTTCGCGCTTCCCCATGTCCTCCCCGCACATCCGGTCAAGCTCGGCCTCGTGCATGTCGAGCACCCCGCCCTCGCCTTCCCACTCATGGGAAGCCGAATCGTAGACCACGACGGTAGCGCCGTTGCGCACGGCGACATCGAACGCAGCAGTGTATCGGGCTGGCGTGTATGGCGGATCGAATGGGATGTGGCGGAACTTGAAGTCGCTCGCGTAGTGAAGTCCGCGCTTGTTCTCGGTGTCGATCATCGTGATGTGGCCGCCGATAATGCGAACGATGCCGGTGGCAAGACGCATTGCGGAGTAGGTTTTACCAGATCCGGACGGGCCCACGAGACCGATGAGGAGCGACGTAGGGCCGCGAACGGCGAGAGATTCGGTGAATTCGGGGATCACTTCTCCTCCAATCCCAACAGGTAATCACTTGTGACGCCGAGCGCTTTCGAGAGCCAAATGATCGTCATCGTGCCTGGGAGCACGTGGTCATGCTCGTATGTAGATATCGATGACGACTTGATCCCGCACTGAAACTCGAGTTCCTTTTCGCTCATTCCGGCGCGCATCCGAGCGCCCCGAAGTCGCGCACCGAATCCGGGAAGCGCACCGCGGCGCTTGGACATGAGCACGTAGTTCCTCATTCTCCCAACTCCGCGTAGAACTCAGCGTCCGCATTCATCTCTTCGGTGAACGCCCATGGTTGTGGCGCAATGTCGACGATGCCGGTTGTGTACTCTGGCCACATGTTGCACGCGAGACAGGCGTCCCATATGCGCAATGCGCGTGCCCACCGCTGTCGCCCCATCTGCTTGAACAGCGCATCCGGCCGCCCGATCGTGATGCAGTGTGGCGGCTCAATCTCAGCGAACACCCAAACGAAGTCCGGATCCTGTGCCCAGCCCTGCGCCACGAACGCATCGCAATAACCGGCGTATTGGATGTCGTAGCCGAGATTATAGATGTCCCTGGACACGTGCTTCGGATGCGCGCAGGACGTCGTCTTCAGTTCGACGATGCGCGGGTAGTCCAGGTGATCCATCTCGCAGTGGCAGAGAACGGAGCCTGCACGAGTCGGCTGACGCCACTCGAATCTTCGGTTCGATTCCCCGGCCAGAACGATCCCCTCTCGGCGCATCCGATCGATGATGCGGTTCGCGATCTCGAGCAGCTCGTCCAGTTGCCGTTGCAACATCGGGATCCGATGTGCGGCTCGCTGCTCAGCGCGCCAGATCTGCGCCTCCTTCGTCCTCCAATCCGGCTTGTCGATAGCCACGATTCTGTGGCCCCCGAACACGAGCTCGTGGATGGCGTTGCCGGTGTCCATCTCCGAGGAAGGCTCGCGGTACGGCTCATTCCCCAGATCGCGCTTTGCAAGATAGGCGTGCCTTGCCGAATCGAGCAGCAGCGTGCGCGCGATCGTTGGATTGAACGCGACCTCGGTCACAGCGGGGCCTCGTCGTCCGATTCGACGGGTTTCAGCTCGCTCACGTCCGTGTCGTGCTGCTCGGCCGGGGGAGGCTCGGGGGCGCGGTAGAGTGAGTATTCGCTGGTCGACTTCCGAATCGAGATAAGACGATCGAGTGGACAACCGTACGGCTGTATCGCATCCTTCAGATCGTTGAGACAGTACCCGATCGCTTTCGCCAAAGCATCGTCGAGAATATTGCGGACCAGTTGCCGCGCCGGGCCTGCCACGGAGGCAAGCGTTTGCGCTCGTCCCACTAGATCGTGATAGTCGTCGACGGATGGCTCCTTGTTATCATCGGCAATCTGCTCGACGCTCTCCAGTGCGCTCAGCAGCTCGCCCCGCTCACGGATCTTCCCTCTCTCGCTCTCGCTCAGCATGTGGCACCTCAATTGGTGCAGGTGTGCACCGCGCAGCGCGCCAAGTCAAGCACAATTTTTTGCTTGACACGTGGCATGGCGCTCGCGCACATTCACGCGATGAAAAACGAAACATCGTTCCAGCGCCGCGTTCGTGCGGCGCTGGAAAATAAAACACGGGTCGAACTCGCGGCGGAGGTCGGCGTCGATCGATCCGTGGTCAGCAAATGGCTAACCGGAATCACGTTCCCAGGTGTGTCGCATCTTGCGGCGGTGGCTCGAGCGTTCGGGGTGAGCCTGGAATCGCTCACGAACATCATCGAGGAGAGCAGGGGGAAGCGATGCCGGTAGTGCCCTTCAACGGAGCGCACGTCATCGGCAGCGGTTACGACAGCTTCGCGCGGGCCATCTTCGGCGTACTCCACTGCCAGGAGATCGTCGGTCACTGCGAACGACCGGAGCAGTTTCAGCAAGTGCGAGACTTCGCGTTCGACCAGTCGCCGGGCGGCGTTCAGGCAGAGCTGAACCGGCTCGCTCGATACATCGATGATACGTTTGGACACGGTGGGTGGTGAGCGTGGGCACCTACGAAGAATTCATTGCTTCCAAGCGGTTCGCCGATCCTCCGACAGGAATCACGCACGACGTCGACATCAATCCGATGCTCTTCGAATGGCAGCGTGACATCGTGCGATGGGCGTTGCGCCGAGGACGCGCAGCGATGTTCGAGGACTGCGGCCTAGGGAAAACTGGGCAACAGCTCGAATGGGCCAAGCATGTCGCGTACTCCTCGGACCCGGGAGGCCACGTCCTCATTCTGACTCCTCTTGCTGTAGCTCAGCAGACAGTGCGCGAGGCCGAGAAGTTCGGAATCCAACGGGTCAACTACGTCCGATCTCAGGAGGAGATCGGGGGCGACTTCGGCATCTGGATCACGAACTACGAGATGCTGGACCGGTTCGATCCGTCGATGTTCCGTGGAGTGGTGCTTGACGAGTCAAGCATACTCAAGAGTTTCGACGGCTCCACTCGGACGAAGCTCATCGAAGCGTTTCGCGAGACTCCGTTCCGACTCGCGTGCACCGCCACGCCCGCACCTAATGACCATATGGAGCTCGGTAACCACGCCGAGTTTCTTGGCGTCATGACGCGCGCTGAGATGTTGTCGATGTTCTTCGTTCACGACGGGGGCGAGACTCAGAAGTGGCGCATCAAGGGCCATGCTCGCGACGCATTCTGGAAGTGGGTATGCAGCTGGGCGGTGAACCTGCGGAAACCGTCAGACCTGGGCTATTCTGATGACGGGTTCATACTTCCGAAGCTACACATCCACCACCACGTCGTCGAGTCCGATATGGAAACGGCCCGTCAGCAAGGACTTCTGTTCCAACTCGAGGCTCGCACATTGGCCGAGCGCCGCAGTGCGCGGAAGGCTTCGACGGACGCAAGAGTGGCTCTCATCGCCGAGATGGTGAACCACTCAACAGATCCGTGGCTCGTATGGTGCAACCTGAACGCGGAAGGCGACGCACTCGAGAAGGCAATACCGGACTCGGTGCAGGTGGCTGGCTCAGATTCGATTGATGACAAGTCAGAACGGTTGCTAGGGTTTGCTGCTGACAAGTACCGCGTACTCGTTACCAAAAGTAAAATAGCAGGTTTTGGCATGAATTGGCAACACTGCGCAAACGTCGCATTCTGCGGACTCTCCGATTCCTGGGAACAGTACTACCAGGCCATTCGGCGATGCTGGCGCTTTGGCCAGAAGAACGAGGTCCACTGCCACATCGTGACGAGCGACGCAGAGGGGGCCGTTGTGGCGAACATCCAGCGGAAGGAAGCGGAGGCGGCGGAGATGGCGGCGGAGATGATCGCGAACATGTCGGTTGCCAACTCAGAAGCGCTGCGAGGAACGCGCAGGGACTCGGTGGCGTATGAGCCGAGGGTGGAGATGCGAATACCGGAATGGCTGAAGGGAGGATGCGGTGAAACTGACGGACTTCCGACGATCGAACACTAGACAGTGGCTGTCGGTCAAGGAGATGTTATGCGAACTTGACTGTCAGCCGTGGATCACTTTCGTTCCAGTGTTTGCTAATGATAACAGTATTCGATGGGGCAAGGTGTTTCCGTTCGGTCTTCATTGTGCGATGATGCGAACTTTGGGCGCCTTGAGATAGGGTGAATTACATGAATGTGAACAATCAATGTGAAGGCAACGGATGGTGGATGTATCACGCTGACAACGTGGAAGTGATGCGTTCACTGCCAGAGAACAGCGTTGGCTTCTCCGTCTACTCACCACCTTTTGCTAGCCTATATTGTTACAGCGCTTCAGATCGCGACATGGGGAATTGCCGCACGCATCAAGAATTTTATGACCACATTGCGTTCCTGATGCCCGAGCTTCTTCGCGTTACGGCGCCAGGCCGCAACATGAGCATTCACGCCATGGATCTCCCTACATCCAAAACTCGCGACGGAGTCATTGGGCTATCCGACTTCCCGGGCGAACTCATTCGCGCTGCCGAGCGCGCTGGTTGGATCTGGCATTCGAAGGTGACCATCTGGAAGGATCCGGTCACCGCCATGCAGCGAACGAAGGCCCTCGGGCTGCTCTGGAAGCAGCTATGCAAGGACTCGACGATGTCCCGCATGGGCATCCCCGACTACGTGCTGACCTTCCGCAAACCGGGCACGAACGCGAATCCTGTGGCGCATACGAAGGAAGAGTTCCCTGTGTCGCTTTGGCAGAAGTGGGCCTCGCCAATCTGGGACGATATCAATCCCAACGACACGCTTCAGTATCGGAGCGCTCGCGAGGAAAAGGATGAGAAACATTTGTGCCCATTGCAGTTGGAAGTGATTCGTCGTTGCGTCCAGCTCTGGTCCAACCCAGGCGATGTGGTACTGTCGCCGTTCGCTGGCATCGGCTCCGAGGGAGTGATCGCCGTCGAGAACGGGCGCAAGTTCGTCGGCGTCGAGCTCAAGCAATCGTACTATGAACAGGCTGTTAAAAACATCCAGGCGGCCGAGCCGAAGGCGGCAGGGAAGCAAATGTCACTGCTGGAAGCGTGCGAGGAATGAACGCAACGGAGGAAATACGTAAACGCTGGAGCCTGCTGCGACTCATGCGGGACAGCGGAGGCGAAGCGATGAAAGACGAGCGTGGTCCTCTTCCGAGGACTGAAAGGAGCGAGCGACATGAGAGGTGTGAGGATACCATTGGAGAAACCGAAGTCGATCACGGCACGCAGAATCGATACGGGAATGGTCGAGACATCCGTATCAAGTGCCACCGCCGCGCCGAATGCGGAGACGACTGCTGGCCCTGCCCATACGACGCCATTGACTGATCTCGCTCGCGAATGCGACGCAGCCAATGATGCAGTGGGTGCGGCTCGGCGGGCGCACAACGACGCGCAGCGGCTTCTGGCGAATGCGCTGGTGGAATTGCGCAACGCCGAGATTCGCGCCGCTGCCGCGAAACATGCGCTGGAGATGGCGCTGAAGAATGGATCGGTGGGTGAGTGACTTTTGGAGGACACTATGACGACGAACGAGCAAGTCGTGAAACGACTGGCGGAGAAATTGTACGGCGCATTCTGGCGCGGCGGGGGCAGTTTCACTCGTGGAAGGGGAGAAGGAAAGAGCCCAACCAACCTATGTTGGCTGGCAGTGGCGTCGGCCGCCATCGATGAGATGCAGCCCCCGCCGGCCACCGTGGAGAGAGTGCGGGAGGCGCTGCCCAAGATTGTACAGAATTGGTCAGCATACGCTTGGAACAAGAACGACACCCGTGCATGGGCGATTCTTACTTGGGCACGCAACTTCGCCCCCGATGCCGCGGAGATGCTCGGCGTGCTGCCTCACAACGCTTGCGATTGCCCGAACGCCGAATACCAGGCCGCGGAATGCGAGCGACTCACCCGCGAGCGCGACGAGGCCATCCGGCGCGCCGAGAAGGCAGAGCGTGAGCGAGATGCTGCCATCAAGCGAGCCAACGAGTCTGACCGGCTTGTCGTTGAGCGGAGAGATCGCGCCCTCGGGACAGAGCTAGACGGGAACGATACAAGCGATTACGCCGTCGCAGTGAACGCGCTTCGCCAGCGCGACGCGGCCAGGTTGGAGCGTAACGTCGCTATCGGGCGAGCTGAGCTGGCCGAGCGCGCGCTGGAGCAAGAGGTGAAGACGCGCGACGAATACCACGAATGGGCGGACCAGCTCGCGTACGCAATCGCTCCCGTGGAGCAGATCGGCGAGCACTCGAGTTCAAACAACCCGTGGGAGAATGCGATTCGTGTAGCCGGTGAGGACGCCAAGCGGGCATCCGAGGCCGAGAACATGCTCCACGCGACCGAGGCTCAACTACGAGCGCTCCGGGACACGGTCGTCCAATGCACCGTGGCCCTACGGCACGAAGTCGATGCGCCATCGACCGCAGAGTAGAATGCCACGCGCATGACACCACGAATCGATGTACTCACTATACAACTATCAGAGTGAATGCATTCGCCGGGTCCAGTGGTTGATACGCAACGGAACTAGACGGATTGTCATCGTTCTTCCTACGGGCGGAGGAAAAACTCTTGTGGGTGCATCGATCATCATGTCTGCACTGCAGAAGGGGAATCAGTCAATTTTCCTTGCGCATCGACGTGAGCTCATCAAACAGAGCTTTTGCAAGCTGGTCCGTTCAGGCGTCGGCCCGGATGACATCGGTATCATCATGGCTGACGCCGGGCTTGGACATCAGCCGGAGACAAGCATTGACCCGTCACAGCTTGACGATGCGCAACTGTGGAAGCTTGGGGCCCGATCTCGATCCTCCGCCCCGGTACACATCGCATCGATCGACACGCTTCGCAATCGGCGCGCGCCACCGGCCAAGATCGTGATGATCGATGAAGCGCACCGCGCGCTATCGCCGTCCTATCTACGAATGCTCGATATCTACACCGATGCCGTGCATATCGGCCTCACGGCTACCCCATGGCGAGCGGACGGCCGAGGGCTCGAGGAGTACTATCAAGCGCTCGTGGTAGGAGCCACACCATCGAAGCTCATCGCTGAAGGCTTCATCCTTGAGCCTCGAGTGTTCCTGCCGCCGCGAGAGGACCTTCCCGACCTATCTCGCATCCGTATCGTCGCAGGAGACTACGACGAGCGTCAGCTGTCTGTTGCTGTCGATCAGGATCGGCTCGTCGGGAACATCGTTGACCACTGGTTCCGCGAGGCTCGCGGAATACGAACCGTGGTGTTCCCCACATCGATCGCGCACAGCAAGCATCTCGTCGAACGCTTCAATGATGCCGGGGCCAGGTTCGAGCATCTCGACGGCGGAACGCCAGCACGAGAGCGAGACGCAATTCTGGCTCGCCTAGATCGACACGAGATCGATGGCGTGTCGTCGTGTGACGCTCTGTCCGAAGGGTGGGACCAGCCGCCAGTGAAGTGCGCGATCTTGGCCAAGCCAACCCGATCGCTGACGAAGTATCTGCAGAAGGCGGGGCGCATTCTACGCCCTTGCCCCGGGGCGCCACAGCCGATCATTCTCGACCATGCTGGATGCTCCCTGGATCTGAATTGCCTTCCACAGGATGACCAGGATTACTCGCTTCAGCCGCCGCCGAAGCGCAAGCGAAGCCAGGCTCAAGTGCCCAGAACATCGTGGTGTCCGAAGTGCTGGGCAATGCTTCCCGCGGGGACGAAGGTGTGCCCTCGGTGCGGGTTCGTGTTCCCAAAGGAAGCGACGCCCAAGGTAGACGTATCGGAGTCCGACGGGACGCTCGTTGAAGTGCGCGCCATCACGATCGAAGAGAAGCGTCAGGTGTGGGAATCTCTGTGCAGGAAGGCAGTTGAGGCTGGGTATGCTGACGGATGGATCCGACATCAGTTCTCGGGCAGATTCGGATGCAAGCCTCCAGACGGATTCGCTCTGCCGAAGCGTGAACGACCGCCAGCAACCGACGAAGAGAAGCAGGTGGCGCTGGCATCGCTGAACGACCTGGCCAAAGCGAAGGGATACAAGCCCTACTGGGTGCTCAGGAGATTCGTGGCAAAGTTTGGGTGCCCTCCGCCGAAGCTGGAGGAGAGTAAGCAAGTGGAGATGAAGACATGATTCGAAACAGAGAAACGAACATTACCGTGGATGAAGCCACTAGAAGAGCAAAATCGGATGTTGACGCTTTTCGCGGTCCTCTATTCCGACGAACTTACTTCGGAATTGTGCCGATGCGGTCATACCCTACTGCAGACCATCCTAGCGCAGAGAATTGGTCCGATGCTGCTCGTAGGGCATATGTTGACGAATATTCTAGGTGATGACGACATGGTCGAGTTCAATCCGCCCCTGTGGCCGCCTCCGCCACCCCCGTCGGACACTCTCGAGATCCCGTTCATGGTCAGCCTAGAGCTTGCTCTTGGTGCAAGGCGTGACATTACCATATGGCGTCAGAACGCGGGTGGCGTGGTCAAGCGCACCAAGTCGGGCAAGCCGATCGGCCGATTCGATGCGGGTCCCCACAAGGGCATCGCTGACATCTGCGGGATTGCTGACGGAGGCGTGTTTTTGGCCATTGAAACCAAGTCGGCCAGGGGAGTACAGTCTGACGCTCAGGCGGTATTTCAGCAGGTGGTCCAGAGTCACGGTGGCATCTACGTCAGGCCGATCTACGACGAGACTCTCTCGATGGCCGACAATGTGGCCGCCGCCGTGAAGAAGATCGAGCAGGCTATCGCTGACTGGAGAAATTCATGTTCCAAGCGTTGAGTGCCATTCGTAGGATTGACATGGTCAACATTCGTTGACGTCACCCCATGCCGGCCCAAGTTGTGAAACTCAGGGGGGCCGGAATCAGCGGGACGCCTCGCCGAAGCAGCGGCGGACCAGGAGACACGATCGACGATCGTCCAACGATTCGGATCGTTGAAGGCGACTTCAAGCGGATGGTGGAGCAAGCTACCTCAGCGCTCACTCGCGACGAATATGTGTATCAACGAGCTGGGGATCTGGTAGCGCTCACCAAAGAACCGGACCTGTTGCAGGAGCTGGAAGCTGGTCGAACGAATGATGTGCTCACCGCTCCCGGTGCACCTGTTCTTCGCAAGCTCAACGTGGCGTCACTTCGCGTTCGTTTGGCTACGGTGGCAAAGTGGGAAAAGTGGCAGAGACCTAGAGCAACGGGGGATGATGGGGAATGGGTTCCGTCGCATCCGTGCAGGGACACTACGTCCGCAGTGCTCGAGGCGACCACGTCGGGAGGATGGCCAGGCATTCGTCCCATCCGGGGAATCATCGAAGCCCCAACGCTTGCGCCGTCAGGACGAATCATATCCAAGCCCGGGTACGACAGGGAGACGGGCTACGTGCTTATTCCGTCGATTCAGGTTCCAGACATCGGGGAGCATCCAACACGGGAGCGAGCGCGTGCCGCCCTTCGGTATCTATGGATCGAACTGTTCAGTGACTTCCCGTACGTGTCTCTAGGAGAGGCGCATCCAAGGGACGTTGACCGAAACGAGCGATACAAGAAGGCTTGCCTGGTGCCAGATGCTTTCGTCGGCATAGCAGCGCTTCTCACGATGTTCGCAAGACCGGCCGTCTGCGGAGCGACCCCAGGATTCGTTTTCGAGGCTGCGTCGCAAGGCTCCGGCAAGTCACTACAGATGGATGTTGTTTCGATGGTGACCGTGGGACGATCGGCGGACATGCGCACATTCCCGTCGCACGATGGGAAGGTCGACGATCCGGAGCTCGAAAAGATTCTTGCTTCATGTGCACTATCTAACAGACGCATGATCGCGTTCGACAACGTCAAGGGCACGGTCGGAGGAGCTGCGCTCGAGCAGCGTATGACGGCCACGGATAGATCCTCTTTCCGAGTGCTAGGCCGCACTGAAGAGCAATCTCTGCCATGGTCGGCCGTCATGCTGTTCTCAGGAAACAACATGACCATGTCCGACGACGTGGCGCAACGCACTGTTGTCTCTCGGCTTGAGTCCTCTCGAGAGGATCCGCGATCGAGGGACCCTTCGGAATTCAGGCATCCACAACTGCTCGAGTGGATCCGAAACAATCGACCCAAGTTGGCGCAGGCGTGCCTGACCATACTTCGGGCCGCGTCGATCGGGCAAAAGGCCAACGCTGGCAGCTGGGGCAGCTTCGAACCTTGGGCGAACATCGTGGCGAACGCGATTGTGTTTGCCGGCGGGCCAAGTGTGCTCAATGCTAGACCGAAGCAGGATTCGGCCGATGCTGGCGAGGGTGGTGCGCATTCGACGCTGATGCGATGCTGGCCAGAGGAGTTCCTGTCCGAGGGCGTACGATCGGCAGCACTAGTGCGTAAGGCATTCGCCGAGGAAGCCGCGATCATGAAAGGCACTTCTCCGGACGATGGCATGGGCGACCTTCGCGATGCACTAAGAGAACTGACTGAGACTCCAGACAACCGGATACCAAGCGCCATCAAGCTAGGACAGATCCTCCGACGGTTACGCGGCAAGTGGCGCGACAATCGGAAATTGAATTCGTCAAAGGACGGAAAGGGCTTCACCCTATGGATCGTGCAGGAGAAGGAAAACGCAATCATCAGAGCGGAAGATCAGACCGACCTGCCGATGGCGCTGCCGCCTCCGACCGAAGAGCAAACTCCGGAGCAGGCAATGGCAGACCCGGCGGAGGAATGGGGCAGGGAGTAGCGTTTCAGCGACACGAATTGGCGCAGGTCATCGAGACTATCCGCGGGGAGATGCGACACTACTACTGGTACTCACGTCCCGATATTCCTTGGACCGACGCCGCGGTATGCCCCGTCGATCTGACCTCGGAGCGGTACGTGCTGTCATCGATGTGGGAAGGTACTATGGCGCCGCCGTGGCTACGCGCCGAGCACTTCGTTCCCAAGCTTCACTCGGATGTGTTCGAGTGCTTGAAAGCTCGATCGAAACCACTGGAATTGGCCAACGCCACCGAGATCCAAAGGGCCATGTACGCACGAGGATGGCCCCCGGGGATCGACATGGCCGAGCTTCTGCGGTCAATTGAGGCATGGCCGTGCTGCCCGATCGAGGCCCCCGCTCTGATCGTGGTCGAAATGGCCGTACGAAGACAAGCGATTCAAGAGATCACTCGAGTGCGGCATATGCTGCACCTTTTCGAATACGAGGATCTGGATGGGGCAGCGGAGTCGCTGACGAAACTGGCGGAGTCGCTTCGCAAGGCCGCCTTGCGAGCCAAGCGTGTTCCTAGTAGGTATGGGTTCAGGAACACCTACGCGACCGCGAAAGAGCTCGCTGCCATCCAGGGTATGGCCGTAGCCTCAGGGAAGACGGATGGCTGGAGCGTCGACGAGAGGACGATGATCGAGGCTTCCAATGAGGCCATCTCAGATGGCCCCAGGGCGCTCAGGACGGACGTCGACCCAATCGAGGCGGCGGTGAGCTGGGCTGACCCGGCGGGCAATCCCACTGACGGAGACAGGCCGCCGCAAGCCCAGCAAAAGGCTGCCCCAGCGCAACAGCGGTGAGCTGAGGATCGGTGGCGGGAGTGGCGCAGGCCCGCGCTTGGGGCGCATCCAGTGGTACATTACACATTCGTGCTAGGCGGCTCATTGGTCAGTCCTTTCAGATATGCGTCCCCAGCCGCCTCCGCCTGATGTCGGAAGTCGAATGGGCCGATGTATTTTTGGAGGATACGCCCGTTATGTTGCGGCGGAACATACCAGTATTTGACGCCACGCTTGCGTATGGATCCGGTTCCTTTGGTTCGTTTGGGGCCAGCGCTCATTTGAGTTTCCTTTCCGTGAACAGGACACATCCCGACTCGCAACGCATGTAGCACGAGGTCCTGCCGTCGGCCCGAGGAATCTTGTGCATGCAATGCGATTGTAGATAGCGGTTGTCTTTTGATTGGAAGGCTAGAACCGGCAGATAGTGCCGTGGAGGGACGGGCGGAGGAGGCTTCCTTGGTTCGATCGCTCCCGGGTGACGCTCGATCCGTTTCCTTAGCCATTCGACTGGGTACGAAAGCAGTATTGCTGTTACCAGCAACACGAACGCGAGCCAAGCGTAGTCTGCAACGTGAGTCATGCAACACCTCCTACACTATCACACATCCTGACACTTATTATTGATAGCGACTTGAGTTTTGATGATAGCGTCCGTATCCTATGGTCATGAACGCTATCGACATGAACCACGGCGAAGTCCAATTGCACATCGTTTTCACAGTGTGTGATGGCCCAGCCAATGACAATGTGTCGGACCTGCTCGCTCAGTGTGAGCAGGAATTGCTTGCTATCCACGGGCGCACGTTCCCCGGCAAGAAGTTCCGTGTCACCGTTCGGTACGAATGCACCATGACTAGTGACGTTCGGCTGCTCGCGTTCACAGGCCGCCGCGTCGAGGTGTGGCACGCCGAGCTCGAGGAAGTGGTTGGGTACAGCCTGCAGCAATTCTACCTACCGCTCTGAAGCAAGACGGGGACGGTCAGAGTCCCTGCTAACTCCAACCGCCCCCATCTTCCCGGAGGCACCGTAACCACGAACCAACAGCAATTGAGATAGCAGGTTTTCATGGGTACGTCAACGAAATAGGGCCCCGTATGCACAGGGAGACGGGGCGGCTCCCGGACTCGGCAGCGAGCGCGGCATGCGTCATTCGTACCGCACCCACACTCGAGGGTCATCACTTCGACCCTTGCGCCCGCTAGTAGACGCTCTGCCAGAAAGCGACTCACTGGTTGGTGGTTTCGGCGGGCTCGGGTACCGCCGTGGCTTCCGCGACTGGATACGGAACAGAGAGGGCAGTAATAGCTCCCACCTCAGCGAAAGCCTTTCTGATCTTCTCCGCTTTCGTCGCGCTCACTTTTGCGACAACGCGCGTGGGGCACGATTCGACCAGATCCTTGGCCTCCGCCAGACCCATTCCCGTTAGAGCGCGCACGGTCCTGACGCACGGAATCTTGTTGCCGCCTGCGTCCACGAGCATGACGTCGAACTTCGGGGCGGACACGTCGGTCGCGGCCTCGACCTCACTCAGCTCAGCCCGCAGGCCAGCGATGGTCGCGTTTGCCCGGGACAGCTCCTCCCTGGCAGCGAAGAGGCCGCATTCCGCGCTCTCGCGAGCGCTGTTGCAGCGGTCCAATTTCGTTCGCAGCGACTCCGTCTCGGTCACGGCAGCTTCATACTTGCCGAGTAGCAGCCTGAACATATCGATGGTGGTATCCATGGTGTCTCCTATTGATTGGGGTTGGTGCGCTCCCGGCAATAGCCCCATATGTGGAACTATTTTTGGTTTAGGACTTTTGCCTGGTCGCGTACGCTGCCGACGCTGGCGGAGCCGTATACGCTGCCGACGCTGGCGGAGCCGTATACGCTGCCGACGCTGGCGGAGTCGCGTACGCTGCCGACGCTGGCGGAGCCGTATACGCTGCCGACGCGGGCGGAGCCGTATACGCTGCCGACGCGGGCGGAGCCGTATACGCTGCCGACGCGGGCGGAGTCGCGTACGCTGTCGACGCGGGCGGAGTCGCATACGCTGTCGACGCGGGCGGAGCCGTATACGCTGCCGACGCGGGCGGAGTCGCATACGCTGTCGACGCGGGCGGAGTCGCATACGCTGTCGACGCGGGCGGAGTCGCGTACGCTGTCGACGCTGGCGGAGCCGTATACGCTGCCGACGCGGGCGGAGTCGCGTACGCTGTCGACGCGGGCGGAGCCGTATACGCTGCCGACGCGGGCGGAGTCGCGTACGCTGTCGACGCGGGCGGAGTCGCATACGCTGTCGACGCGGGCGGAGTCGCGTACGCTATAAATTCTAGCGTTTGACACCTTTTGGACGCTGGCGGAGCCACACACGATCCAGCATCCCCCAAGAATCAGTCTGCGATCGTCGCACACAATCATTCGCGAGGCTCGCTCTTGCATTTTGGCCGTCACGTCCTCCACGTTAAACCACTCCGGCATGAAATCTTCATCGACTCGTAGTGACCACTTCTGAGGGTCGTCTATTGACGACGATCCATCCGGTGGAATGAATTCCACTCGGACCCAATCGCGTCCGCCGGCTCCAAGCGCTCCCTGATCGCGCAACCCATACACGACAACAAGATCCTCATGGGAGTCTGTGTGCTCAGGATCACACAGGATGTCCCCGTTGCGGCAAACGATGGCAGAGATGAAATTGCACATTTTTCGCTACTCCTTCGTCAAATTGGTTGGTGCGCTCGAAGGACGGTCAGGCCACGGGAGAAGGGGAATTTGAGAGCCGCGGACTCTGACCGTCGTTGGGGCGCGCCACTCGGCGCGCGATCGAAGTGTCACGCCCATCCCCTTGCCACTCTCTTCAGTATGACCATGCCGCGAGTGGCTTCGCGGTCGCTCCCGTCGAGGAGCTCCAGCCACACCGCTCCCTCGGTTTGGCTGATGTTGACGAGCCACCGCTCACTGGGTGGCGTTGCCATCTCAGCTTTGGCTGCTATCTCGTGCAGTGTGGCACTCACGATGCGCGACGATCGATCCGCGAACTGCATACGTAGCGTCGGTTGCAGCGTTCCGTACTCACCCCGCTCCAGCGTCACCGTTGCTCGTGCCATCTCACCCCTCCCTAACATTCTCGACCTCGCCGTCGACGCCTAGCTGCAATTGCCCACTCCGTCCAGCGAGCAGCTTCCGCGCCTCGTTGCGGTCCCGTTCTGCTCCTACCCAGAACATATCCCACTCTGCGCGGCCTCGGGAGACCTCGTCCGCAGTGGGGTATCGGTAGACGTTCCACATGTGGCGCATTGCGAATTTGCCTACGGTTCTCATCTTCGTGTCCTTCCGCCGTCCTGCGTCTACAGCCACGCGACCTCATTGTTGGCTACATAGGTGAATCGCCCGACTACCGCATCAGCAACAAGAGCCTCAAACACCCACTTTCCCGCGTTCTGCGTACCCGTGTTGCGCGCTCGGACCTCGACAACGTCTCCACCTGGAGCAATCACATTGCCAGTCCAGCAATTCGCGCGTCGGAGCTCGGCTACCGTGCGAACAACGGGCGCCCCACGGACCTTGGTAACGGTGAACCGCTTGGCGGCGCAGCCTTCGCCCCAAATCTGGCCGTTACTCATGTGCGCCAAACGGCGGATGTTGCGACCGCAGTGAGCGCACTGCGCATCAGGCTCATCCTTGTGATGCTCGTCATTTAGCGTTGAGCGGCCGATAACTCGTAGCGTCTCGCGCGCCATCATCTCTCTCCCTCTCTCCACCTCACTCTACGTCCCTCCGTTCTCATACGCAAGCATCAATCGCGCATCGTCACATATCGCCACGCTCACATCGCTCATCCCCCCGCCGCCACGCCTCATAC